CTTGCGGGTTCGTCGATGCTTGTGGATAACTCACAAGCCCCTGGGCTTCGACGTTCGGCCAGCCCGCGGAGTCTTTCGGATTTGCACCGGGCGCCCTGACTGCGGGCCCTTACCGCTACCCTTTTCTCTCCGGCCGCCGGGATAGGCGCGCTGCTGTCGCGTGAGGTACGGCAGCGCAAAAGAAAAAGCCTCGAGTCTCTGCGCCGCCTGCCGAGAACAGGCCCCTTGCGGGAAAGCGCAGAGACTCGAGGCCTCTTTACCAGTAGCTGTTCTCGGCAGCTGCCGCGAACTGTATGTGGGCTAGCGCACATTGTCAAGTGCCCAATGTCACATGAGCGAGCGGCGTCAGCTTGATCCCCCGTGCCACCTTGCCAGCTGCCAGTTCAAGGAAGCCATTGCGCTCGAGGTGCTTGAGGTAGGTCTGGGCTGCGTTCGGGCTAGACCACTCGAAGTGCTCGGTGATCTCAGCCCTGCTGGGCGCCAGACCATCCTTGATGCAGTCGGCTATGTACTGCAGCACTGCCCTTTGCCCCTTGGTCAGCTTGCCGTAGGGGGTCTTGCGGTTCTTCACGCCCTTCATTTCATCTCCTTTTTCTTTGCATACCTAGCCTTCTTTCTGGCCAGTATTTCCAGTCGGTTCTTGAGATAGCTTTTGCGGTCGCGCGCGCGCTTTAGCTCTTTCGGCACTGTGTTGGCATACTCTCTCATTTGCACTACCCGATCATCGTGGGTGATGATCGGCCGCTCATCATGGGCAAACTCCGGGTCAACTTTCCGGCGCCCAGGAAGATCGGCCATGCTCTTGGGTACTGTGGTGGGGATCATGAATCCATCGTCTCTGACGTATCGCCAAAGTCAAAAGCCTCCGAGGTTTCCAGGTCTTTACGACCGTCGGCAGCCATCTGCACGTTCTTGAGCGCCTGGCGGTAGTAGCTAGGCTTGAGCTCCACACCCATGCCGCGCCGGCCAAGGATCACCGGACTGTAGACTTCACTACCAACCCCCATAAACGGGGTAAACACGGTTTCACCTGGGTTGGAGAACAACTCCACGCAGCGGTCAATAACATCCAATTGCAATGGGTGAACGTGCTTTTCGTCGTCGCTGTCACGACTTTCGCGGTATGGTAAGGTGCGCTGCATGCGGATGTCATCCCACATGCAATCAGCATATTGCCGCCAGATCCAATGGGAGAAACGGTTCTCGGTTTGCTTGCCAGTCCAGCCGCGGTAGCTAAGCACATCGCTTGGTGGCATGCGCTCACCGGCATAGTCCATCATGCCCTGTGGGTGGCGCACTGGTACAGGGTTGGTTCCTGCCCGACGAAAGGTCAGGAGGAAGTCGCCCGACGCCACACCACAATCGATCGAATCAGCCACCAGTGATGCATGAGCCAGGTTCTTTTGCATCGTTCTCAATCGCACGGCCAACGGTTCTTTCCAAATCATCCGACGGCCGGTATAGCGCCACCCCTCTTTTTCATGCAAACGCACAATGTCCCCAGGGAAGTCGATCAACGTATCCGTACCACTGTTGCTGCGAGGTACGTCCATGCAATGAACTGCGGTAATGCGGCCCGGCATGGTAATCCTGGCCAGTTCACGCACCACGAAGGCATAGTGATCAAAGAACGAATCGTAGTCGTCACAGTTCGACAAGTCGCGCTCGCTGCTACTGTAGTGGTACAACCCCCCAAATGGAGGGGAGTAAATCGAGTGGTGGATGCTGCCGGTAGGTAAGCTCGCCATCACCTCCATGCAATCAGCGTTGTAGATGGCAAACTTCGAAGTAATGCATTGCTCGATTACAGCCATGTCGGTATCTCCAGGTTTTTGGTCATAAGGTTAGTACGTTCAATTGCTTGCGACTGGTTCATCTCTGCTACCAAATGCGAAAACATTTCATCAGCCTTCTCTGACTTGTGCTGCAGATTCTTCATCACGCCACGCTCACCTTCTGTGGTCACGATATCTACCCGAACTGCACGTTGTTGCCCAAACCTCCAGCAACGGCGAACTGCCTGGTAGTACTGCTCAAATGAATGTGAAGGGAAAAACGTCACATGATTGCAGTGTTGGAAGTTCAACCCCCATGCGCCAATCTTCGGCTTTGTAATCAGCACACGCGATTTGCCGGTAGCAAAGGCCTCAAGGCGTTCTTCCTTGCGATCATCAGAGTCGCTGCCACTTACCTGCACCGCATCCGGGATCATCTCTTCCAACATGTCGCCCTCGTCGTTCAGGTGGCACCACACCAGCGCCGGCTGCCCGGTGTTGTTGACCAACCTTGCCACCTGATCGCAGCGTTCGGCCACAGTTCCCCGCCTTTCCTCACGCTGCTCTTTCAGGCCCACGGCAGGTAGAGCGAACAACATGCCATCGGCCAGTGATTGAGCTTCAACCAGGTGCTCTATCTCATTAAGCGGGGGTAGGATAAAAGCCTTGTCGTCATACCCCAAATCACTTGGCCTGCGAATGGCGCGAGCCCACGAACACACCCACCGCCAGAACGGAGTTTCGGCATGGCCTTTCAAACGCCACTTGATTACCTCGCCTCGCATGCGACCCTGGGCGCTGTTGTTCAGGTCGTTCTTGAAGAACCTGTTGAGCATGTCCATGTGCCCGAGATATCCCAAGGCTTCGCTAGACGTGCCAAGCTCGACGTAATCATTCGGCGCCGCGGTCGCAGTCTGCAAAAGCCGATAGGGCACCTTGCGCATAAAGGCTGTGATCTCACCCCGGCGCTGACCACCGTATGATTTAAGAATGCTGGATTCATCGCACACCACACCGGAGAACTGGTTGTGGTCAAAGTAGTGCAGGCGTTCGTAGTTCGCCACCACGATATGCCCAGCGCTAGACCCTTCGCGCGAGATTCGCGCCTCAATACCAAATTTATCGGCCTCACGTACCGTCTGCCCCGCCACCGCAAGTGGCGTCAGGTAAAGCACTGGCTTATTGGTCTTGCGCGCCACGTTGGATGCCCACGTTAAGCCCATCGGGGTCTTTCCAAGGCCACAATCGGCAAAGATCGCAGCACGCCCTTTACGCACCGCCCATTCAACCATGTCTTTCTGGAAGTCGAACAGGAAGTCAGGTATCCAAACAGGCTTGAAACCGCTGTCGGCCCCTGACTGGCTCTTGCTTTCAAGAAATTGCTGGTAGTTCATGCCGCCTCCGGTGTCGGTGTCAGCCCCTCTGCCAGTGCTTCGGCATGCAGCTGTTGAGCTCGTTGCAGGTGGTTCAGGCCGCACTTGTCTGCGCACTGCTTCCAGGTCTTACCCGCGGCCCGCATGTCGACTATGGTCTGCATGCGCTGCTGCTTGAGCTTCAGCGCTTCCCTGCGTTGTTCGATCGTTCTGGGTGGTCGGTCCATTGGTTTCTCCTTGTGTGTGGAGTAACTGTAAACCTTTTTGAAGGTGACTGCAAATTATTTCTTGCACTTTCCAAAAGACTGTATTAATCTCTGTTCCGTGGCGCTCAATCCCTGAGCGATGAACCTGGAGATCCAAATGGCCACCGCGTATGTAAATCCCGTTTTGACTGCTACCCAGCAGTGCCTTGCCAGCATGCTTCCTGAAGCACGGAAGGTGTACGGCGAGACTAGCGGCATCGTGCTGCTTGCCATGCATGCCCTCACCTACTACGACACCGAGCCCTTCATGGATCGGCTGTGCACCGTGGTCATCGAAATGATGGTTGACCAACTCGAGGAGGCGTTTTGATGGGCATGCTCATGATCGCGCGCTTCAACGGCACCTGCAGCAAGTGCAATGCCGTGGTGAAGAAGGGTGATGAGATCACCTACGACCGGAACACCCGCACCACCCGGTGCGATAGTTGCACCGAATCTGCCGGCCCTGATCTGGGGCGGCTTTTTGACATGGCCTATGAAGACCAGTGCGCTGCGGCGTGCGGGTTGGATGGGCAGGACAGGGGGAACTGATGCGCTACCCGTCAAAGCCGCAAGCGACAGTGCGCCCCACCGCCCCGGGTGTCGGCCCCTTTGTGATTGACCAGACAGGCCAGGCCCCATGGCTTGGGTACCTGGTCGACCAGAACGGGGTGCGGGTGCTGGGGTTCAATCTGGCGCCGGGCAAGGCTACCGGGTGCTCTCCCTCTCAGGCGCGCAAGCGGCTTGCCTGGTTGGAGACTGCCATCAACGAGGCGTGGAACAAGGAGCAGTCTGTTGCGGCGATCGGCCGCGCCTTTTCGGGAGAGAAAGCATGAAGCGGATCCGGATGTGGTGGTTGCGCTGGCGCCTGGCCGATCTCGATGCCGACATCGAATGGCAGCGCGCCGCGGTGGCTGGCCTGGAAGAGTCGTTGCGTTTGTCGCTCACCGAGCGCCGGCGCGTGGTTTCCCAACTGGCGATGCTGGATTGCCCGGCGGCAGCGCTTCGTTCTGTTCTCGGGCGTTGAGGAGAGGTGATGTTTACGCTGACTGACAAGACGTTGCTGGACCGGGCCGCTCGGATGATCAATGGCCAGGCTAAGGCCCTGCGGGTGGAGCACGAGGCCAATGGCTGGGCAAGCACTGAAGCGGGCCGCAAGGCCAAGCAGGAGTACGACAGGTTGTTGCGGGATGAGCGGGACATGCGGTCGCTGGGCAAGCGACTGTACGCCCACTTTGATGTGAAGGCTGACCGGACTAAGACGCCCGCGCCATTGTTGCCGGAACCGCCGGGCGGCTCGTTCACGGGCAACGTGCCAAGTGTTTCACGTGAAACAGGTGCGGGTAATCCCGAATTGACGCCGGCCACTGTTGGCGGCAATGTCAACCCGGTTATTGAACCGGGAGGAAACGATGTCGGGTTTTGAAATTGTCCGCGCGCAGCGGTCACAGGCTCGCCTACGGCTGGGCCTGACTGCGCCATCTGGTGGTGGCAAGACCTGGAGCTCGTTGTTGCTTGCCAAGGGTGTTGTCGAGGGCATGCTGGCCGCCGGTATGCCCGGCACGATCGAAGGCAAGATCGGGCTGATCGACACCGAGCGCAAGTCTGCCCAGCTGTACAGCCACATCGTGCCGTTCGACTGCATCGAGTTGGATCCGCCGTACACCGTCGACCGGTACCTGTCGGCGCTGCGCCAGTTTGAGCGGGCGGGCTATGCAGTGGTGATCGTCGACCAGGTCACGCATGCATGGTCGGGCCCGGGCGGCATCCTTGAAGTGGCTGAGAAGGCCGCTGCCGGGTCTGGCGGGAATTCCTTCAATGCCTGGGCTACCGGCACGCCGGAGTACCAGCGCTTTGTCGACGGCATCCTGGCCTCGCCGGCGCACCTGATCGCTACCATGCGGCAAAAGACCAAGTGGGATCTGAGCGAGAAGCAGAACAAGCAAGGCCGCATGGTCAAGACTCCCACCCGCATCGGCATGGCGCCGGAGATGCGCGCCGGGTTTGAGTATGAGTTCACCACCCTCCTCGGGCTGTCGGTCGAGGGCAATGTCGCCACCAACCTGAAGGATCGCTCAGGAGTGTTTGGGGAGATTGGAAACGCGGTGGGTCGGCTCGATGAAAGCTGGGGCCGCCGGTTGGCTGCCTGGCTTACCACCGGTGCGGTGCTGGCTGAGGATCCGGATCTGGGCCCACCACAGGAGCGGCTGGGCGCGGTGCTGGCTATGGCTGAGAAGCGCATCAATGCGGCCGTTACCGGTCCCGATCTGGCGCGCGTGTTTGAGGCGGTCTACCGCGAGGTGCGCCGCTTCAAGGAAGAGCTCGAGGCGGGCGTGGTCGACACCGCGCTGGGTCAGGTCAAAGCCTGGTACGAAAAGCGCAAGGCTACCTTCCCAGACCTCCAGGTGCTGTACAACCGTTCGGCAGTGGCCATGGAGGCGGCTCGAGCACTTGAGCGTGAGCAAGCCAAGCCGGCACCGCAAGGCGCTCAGGGCCTGGTAGCGCAGGAGGCGGAGCGCCGGCATGGGCCTGACCTGCTGTCGGCCACCATCGGGCCTGAGCCGCCGCCGGACAACAGCCTGGCAGAGATGCCAAACGACCTGCCCTGGCAGGATTGATTTCGCCCTTCGGGGCTTTTGAGGAGCAGCAATGTTTACCCTGACAGCACAGCAATGCAAGATCGCCCACATCAATTTCCGTGAGGAAAAGCATGGCGATGAATCGGTCACCGCGGTCGACGTCAAAGTCACCTCGGACATGAGCAATGACTTCCTGTCCTACCTGAGCAGCACCCTGAAGGGCTCGCTCTACGGTCCTCCGGATTCGTCGGTGCAGGGCTCGATCATCCACGACAACCCGGGCTACATGCCGCGGCTGCTGTACCCGGAGATGGGCATGATCAAGTGGTCGGGCGAGATGAAGAAGGCCCAGGTGTGCCTGCATGGCGCCACCAAGAAGTCCAACCTGGTTTTCGACTGTGACGTCAACAAGCTGTCCTTCATCACCAAGGAGGGTGGCACGGTCGAGGTGGCTTTCCGTTTGCAGGTGGTGCCGGAGGGTCCGGTGCTGGGCAAGCTGGCCGCCATGCTTGGCGTCGAGCTCAAGGTGTCGATCGCGCCCGAAGGTGAAGGCCTTGACTTCGGCGATGACTGACCTGCTGGGGCCGCCGGCCACCGAGCAGCTGGTGGCCTGTATCGATCGCGAGCTCTCGTTCAGGGCTCGCGTTTATCCGCGCTGGGTTGCTGCCAAGAAACTCAGCCAGGCGGCCGCTGACGAACAGGTGGCACTCATGCAGGCGGTGCGCGCCCGGCTGTTGGAAAGCGATAGCTGGCGGCGTAAGCTTGCAGAACTTGGCGTGACCATCTGACGGGGGCTTGTATGGGCAAGGACCACAGGAAGGGCAAGGCAGTATCGGTGGCGCAGCGCGTGGCGTTTGGCATGGGGGTTACTGCCGAGCTCCGTCCTGAACGGCCGGTTACGGATTACTGGGCGCCGGGGGAGGAGGACAAGCGCAAGCGAGTGATCCGGCAGGAGATCGAAGACCGGAAGCTGGCGCGCGAGATCGGTGTGTCGTATGAGGAACTGCAGCAGCTGATCCAATGAGCGCCTACTACAACGAGTTCGATCTGTATGCGGCAGAATGGCTGCGGAACCTGATCAAGGCCGGGCACATCGCGCCTGGCGACGTCGATTCAAGGAGCATTGCAGATGTCCGAGCAGATGACCTTGTGGGATACACCCAGTGCCATTTCTTCGCAGGCATTGGGGTCTGGTCCCACGCCCTCCGGCTTGCCGGGTGGCCTGACGATCGGCCCGTCTGGACCGGAAGCTGCCCCTGCCAGCCTTTCAGTGCTGCAGGCAAGCAATCCGGCATGTCAGACGAACGCCACCTCTGGCCTGTCTGGTTCAAGCTCATCCGCCAGCGCCAGCCTGACGTCGTCTTTGGTGAGCAGGTTGAAAGCGCGATCCGCCACGGCTGGCTCGACCTTGTTCAAGCTGACATGGAAGGAATCGGTTACGCCTTCGCGCCGGTCGGTATCCCTGCTGCGGGCTTCGGTGCGCCGCATATCAGACAACGACTGTGGTTCGTGGCCGACGCCGGGAGCGACAGATCCGAGCGGGGGCGGGTGCGAGTCGGTAGCGATGCGGCGGGCAGCGGGAGAAGCGAGGGACTCGGGGGCGAGTATCGGGGCGATGCTGAAGAACACGGCATTGCTTGCGAGCTGGCCGACAACCACGAGGCAGGATTCTGTGCGGTCGCCGGCGCCGGATTACACCACGCCGAATGTGACGCTGAACCATGCGGCGGCGCTGGCCTCATGGGTGACACCGAGCGCACGCGACTGGAAGGACTCGCCGGGCATGGCGACGGAGACAGCAGACAGGTCGAGGCTGGATCAGTTGCCGCGGCAGGCGCAGTTGAGCGGCCCGGCCCGACGAACGGCCACTGGCGAGATGCTGACTGGATCTTCTGCCGGGATGGTAAGTGGCGGCCAGTTGAATCCGGCACATTCCCGCTGGCTCATGGGGTTGCCGCCAGAATGGTGTATGCTTGCGCCGTCTGCAAAATCGAAACGGTGACCTATGAAGGTGTGCGAATCGTGCGGAGTTTCCCTCCAGGGTATGAGGGATCTGGCAAGGCGGCGCTTTTGCTCAATGAAATGCTTCGGGACGTCAGTCACGAAAGTACCAACCACTCCGATGGATGGTCGGTATCAGGCGCAGAACATGTATCAAGCGAAGGTGTGCGAGAAATGCGGAGCGACAGGCAAGCGCCTGCATCGCCATCATGCGGACGAGAATCCAACCAACAATGCGCCGGCGAACATCCAGATTCTTTGCCCGAAGTGCCACGCAGCAACGCATCAAAAGCCGCCAGTCCAGTCAAACTGCCAGGTGTGCGGAAGTCAGTTCGTAGCCAAGAGCCATCGCTCGAAAGCGAAAGTGTGTTCTGCCCTTTGTGCGAAGGAATACGGCCGCACTTGCGCCGCAAAGAGGTGGGGCCACCGCGTGTCGGCAGGTTGAGAGGTTACGGCAACGCCATTGCGGCGCAAGTCGCGGCCGAAGTGATCGGCGCCTACTTGGACCTGTCTACCTGACGCTGGACCCAGTCTACGGTCTCAGCGTGCATCCGGGCGCAGGCTGCTGCTTGGCTTGAGAGCAAGACCAGCAGTCTCCGGAGCACGTCCTCCACCAGGTCGGACTCCAGGCTTGGCATTGGGGGGCACCGCACCAGGGCTGCCGTCGGGGGTGACTGCACTGGCGTTGTACTCGGCGATGGCGTTGTTGAGCAGGCGCATGCCAGCAGCGCTGATGCGCACAGGGCCGGCAGGTTCCGCAGGCTTGGCCGGGTCTGGTTGTACCGTGAGCAGCTTGCCATGGCTTGCCTCCATCTCAAATTCATGTTGGATCGTCTGCGCTCGCAGCTGGGCCCTTGCCGCCTTCTCTGCGGCCGCCTTGGTGGCTGCCAGATCCTCAGCGGTGTACTGGTTGAACTTGCGGGTCGACTTCACGCCCTCCTGGTAGCTGGCGGCCAGCATGGCGTTGCTCTGATCCTCCTGCCCTTTGAGGTATGCACCGCCTACGGTGAACACCCAGGCGATGCCGATGGCCAGCAGGAGGTACGGGTTCAGCATAACGAAAACCGTGTGTGGCACGTGTTTTTCATGTGGTAGATTATGGCATGGAAACCCGCACTTGCTTTCGTTGCCGGAATGACCTTCCGCTTACGTCCGACTTCTTCTACAAGGACGCACCGCGCCCCATGGGTTTGTCGTATGAGTGCAAGGTGTGCCTGAGTGAACGCAAGAAAGGTAGAGATCGCAGGAAGGAGCGCTGGTCCAATCTCACGCCTGAAGGCAAGGAAAAGGCGATTGCTCGACAGTTCAAATACAACAGAAGCATCAAGGGTCGGGCCGTCTTTCTTGCGTCTGCCTATCGACAAATAGACAAGGCAAAAGGACAAGTCTGCGACATTGACTACCGCTACATGCTCAAGCACGTTTTCACTGGAAAGTGCGTGTATTGTGGGACTACTGAGCAGCTTGGTTGCGATCGGTTGAACAATGCGTTGGGGCATACCAAAGCCAACACAGTGCCCGCTTGTCGCGACTGCAACATCATGCGTGGTGATCGTTTCACTCATGAAGAAATGCTTGTGATTGGCATTGCGGTGGCTGCAGTAAAGGCCGCCAGGCCTACGGGTAATTTGCCCATGGTAGTTGCCAATGAGGCCCATCTTTAAATCGCGGCCAGTCCGCGCCCCATTCAACTACCGTTTCCAGTTTGGCTGCCGCGTCTTTCATGTAGCTACCAAGCTCGTGATACAGGGGCCACGCCCAGCTGATCTGCCCATCAGGTGCAGGCGCTATGTCCACCGCTCTTGCCAGCCCGTCAGGCCCGGCCAGGTGCCTGCTGCGCATGGTCTGGCTGGCGCCCTGGTTGACAAGCTGCTGTTGCCGCTCCCGGGTGCGCAGGGTCTCGATCACCGCTATGTCCCACGGTGTGTGCTTCGCCGCCTCCCTCACCACTGCAGCCAGATCCGGGTGCAGCTTCTCCAGCCTCTCCTCGTGCAGGATCATTTGTCGCCTGTCGCCTTTCCGAATATGCGGTTGAGTAATGGGGTCAGCAGCTTGTCGCCGCCGTAGCCGCCTGCACCGCTGGCGATCAGGGCTTGCACCTCTGTCACCTGGGCGTAGTGCAGCCCCAGCAGGAAGGCGATGTTGCCGGCCATGAGCGAGCAGGCCACACCCTGAATGATGGTCAGCTTGGCGAGCACTGTCCCATCAACCCAGCCGGCCCACTGGCTCAGGCTCGAGGCGGCGTAGCCCAGCAGGGTGATCAGCTGCGCAAACAGGAACAGGCCCCACCACCGGGCGCTGCCCAGATCGAGCGCCTTGGCCATGTCGGTGGCGCCCGCCGCGGCAAGCGGGATGGCCATCAGCAGGAGGAAGCTACCGATGGAACTGTAGGCGAGTAGTGGGGTGCTTTGGGTCGAGCGCATATTTTACCTTTTGGTTTTCTGCGTACGCCCAAGCATTGAAGGCGGCCGTGATTGGCGCGATCATTACTACCATCATGGAGGTTCGCGCTAACCCTTCCATGATGATCCACACAAACACGGCTGCCCATGCCAGTACTGCCATGCCGGCGCTCACGCTGCGCGCGGTACTAGCCCGCATGATATCCAACTCTGGCGATGCTCGCATCCAGCGCCATTCTGTCACGGCGATCATGACCTGAATGCCGCCTAGCGTACAGAAGAGCAGCGCCCAACTGAGGTTCTCGCCGCGCTCGAGCAGGGCCCGATACAGCGTTCCTTGCCCAACGCCACCCACCAGTCCCATGGCAAACAGCAGCCAGCCCAAAAGCATCTCAACCGGCAGCATGAATCTGGAGGCGACTTTCATGCTTCACCTTCTGGCTTGTTCAGGACGCTCTGCAGCGCGTTGCTCTGCGACACCAAAGCTACCAGATGCTTCTCGGCCTCTTCGAACTGCATTCGGAGATCCAGCATCATTGCCTTGTGCCCCATGATCTGCTGCTGCAAAAGCTGCAGCCTTTCCTCAATACCGTTCATGTGCTGCTCCTCATCGTTTCCCATTCCACGCCATTGCTCTTGAACCCTGCCCAAGCGCCCACTGTCCCAGCCAAAAACCCGGTGCTGGCCACCGTGCTGGCGCGCGAGATCACGTTGGCCGATGCGGACTCGATTGCAAATGCGGCCACGTTTTTCACGCTGAGCTCCCGGCCAGGCCAAGCGGCCGCACTCAACATGGTGATCCGCCCAGGCCCGGTAGTCTTGAACACCAGGGCAAAGTCGTTGGCTGTCATTGAGTACGCAGTGCTGGTGACGGTGGCTTGTGGCGGCTCGCCGTTCAGCTGGATGTCTCCACCGGCGGCGTTCACGTACCCGATGTTGTTGCCGTTGTAGTTGAATTGCAGCTTGCCGGCGCCGTCGTAATACATATGACCCAGGCCATCAGACCCGAAACACATGGCATGGCCACGCAGGTGCATGGCGCCCTGGTTCTGGGTGTTCAGGCTTCCCGCTGAGTAGCTTGCGCTTGCGCCGAAGTCGATACCGATACCACCCGCGGTGGCATGTGAACCATCGGTGCTCGCCCCGTTTTTGAATCGGATGCCGACCTTCGGCATGGCCTGGATGTCGATGCCGTACTCGGTGACCGAGTAGGTCTGCATGAAAAGCCCGGCGCGAAAGCTGTTGGTGAGCGAGGCGCTGTTGCCAGCGCTCCCCAGGCCATAGCCAATGGTGTTCTTCTTTGTGCCACCACCAAGCACCCAGGCACCCATGGTGAATGGGTAGGCCACCGGGTTGGCGTCGACGTAGCTGTAGTCACTGCCGGTCTCGTTGTAGGCATTGGCCTCCATGCCGGTGGCGATCGTGCCGGCGCTTTTGGCATGGCCTTCGCCGTACAAACCCCAGACTGCAGTGCTTGCCGCGCCGGTCGCGTGCGCAACACCAGCAACCCCTACCGATTGGGCAGCACCAGAATTGCTCGCGTCCTCCAGGTAGCTGTACATCCCATACAGCCAACCTCTGCCGGCGGCCTGCCGAATGAACACCGAGTAGATGTTGCTGATGAGGTAGCTCGGGCTGTCGACCGTGACACTGGCATCCACGCGCTGGATGTAAATGCCCGGGATCGTACCGTCGGTCGTTGGGTTGGCAGCACTGCCGTGCCATATGCTGTAGCGCTTACCGTAGTTCGGGCTGCTGTTATAGGTGGGCGCGCTCGACCAGAACGGCAGGGTGCCGCCGCCGGTGATCACCGCCCCCTGGCCAAACCACCAGCAGACGGTGCCCGTCGATGCGGTCACCGTGCCAGTCACCTTGGAGGTGCTTGGGACAAAGATCTCAACAGTGCCGCTGGTCACACTGTTGACAGCAAGCTGGAATGCCGCAGTGTCATCGGTGGTGCCGTCGCATACCGCGCCAAAGTTCTTGACGCTGATGATGTCGTCCAGCCGGGAGCGCAGGGTTCGGGCCACGCTGCCCGATCGCGCGCTGGTGTAGCTCACCGACGTATCGCTGGGCACCAGGACCTGGGTGTAGGTCAGCGTGGTGGTGCCAATCACAACCGGATCGCTTGCGGTCAGTGACCAGAAGGTGTTGCCGTTGGTGGACCCGCCGGCATTGATGTACACCAGCGTGCCCTTGACCCCATCGTAGGAACCGTCGAAGTCGGTGGACCTCGACCACTCTCCGGTGTCGACCACGTAGATGCCATTGGCAACACCGGAGGCCTGGTTCTTGACCAGGACGCGATCTCCGGTCACGCACGATACACCGTCGATCGTCTGCTCTCCGCTCAAAGTTAGCGCAGCAGTGCTGGCCGCCTTCAGGGGGGCCTTGAACGCAACATCGCCAATGCGGCCGGTACGGTCAGTGCTGGTGGTGGTCATGTTCCGGTCCTTTTGGTCAGGTAGTGCGCCTGCTTCATCGCGCCCTGCATGAAACAGATGGCGCACCAGGTAGCGGCGGCCATGATGATAATCCAGAGAAGCGGGTCTGTCTCGACGTCATGGCGGTTGAACCAAGTGCCCATGACCATAGCCACGCCAGCGCCCACGATGTTGACGAACACCAGGATGGTGACCATCAGCAGACCGGCGAGCAGCTTCTTCATGGCGCAAAGGCCTTCTCGAGATCCGGGCCGCGCTCGGGCGCGGTCTCGCCCGGCCTCCACCACCAGTCCTGCCCGTACTCCTTGCGGGTGCGCTGCTGGATCTTGCTCAGGTAGCCCGGGCTCAAAGATTCCATCACGCGCTGCCACACCAGGTGCTCGGTCGCAGCCTTGGTGTACCAGAGATTATTCCCGGGGACGAAGCCCTTGAGCTGCGCGATCGACTGGGCTGCCAGGTGGGTCTCCTTGCCCTCGATGGTCTTGGCCGCGGCGTTCATGGGCTGCACCAGCGCCAGGCTCAGGAGCGGGCCTACCGTGGGCCCTGCCATCACCTCGAGCGGGCCAGTGCCGTAGCGGCTCTGGTTCACGCTGGAGAGGAAGTCGCCGTAGATTCCCAGCGCCCCACCTTGCAGGAAGGCCGCGCCCCAGAACTTGAACCGATCGTAGGGCTTGTCCGGAAACATCGGCCGTGGGTCTTTGCCGGCCAGCATCTCGCGCACCTGGATGATCATGGCGCCGGCGAGCGTGGTGCTCATCAGCAGCCAGCTGATCATCCAAAATTTTCCGACTTTAGTGTCTGCGTTCTGGGCAGCATCAATGCTGCGTTGCAAGGCCGCCCACGGGAAGGATTTGAACTGCAGCATGCTGCGCACCAGTTCGCCCTTCACGGTGCCGCGCTGGAGCTCGCCGTAGAAAGCGGCGCGCTCCTTCCAGCCTGGCGTGATCACCGCGAATTCGGACTCGGTGTTGACCACACCCAGCAGCTTGACGATCGCGTCGCGCCGGGCCTGCTGGATCTGCTCAGGGGTTGCTGCCTGGGCCACCACGTTGGCGGCGATCAGCTGCTGGTCGGTGATCTTGCTGATGGCCTCGGGCGTGATGGCGCGGTTGCCATACCCCACGTCCTGCGGCTTGGCCAGTGACCAGACATTCCAGTCATGGGAGGTGATGCCATACTGCTTCAGGGCCCTGACGTCACCCTGCTGCAGGTCGGCGTACGTCACCCGGCGCTCGACCATGTTGCCGATCTGCGCCATCAGGCTGGCACCGAAGGCGCCCTTGCGGATGTCGTTGATGGCCTGCATGCCAGAGACCTTCATCACCGCACCAGCCACTCGGCCCGTGAATGAGCTCTGGCCCAGCCCTTCGTAGAAGCGCTGCAGGCCGGAGCGCACGCCATCAAGCATCAAGCCTTGCTGCTGGAGCAGGCGGCGATCGGCAGCAGCAGCCGGGTTGAGAAGCGCAAGCTCGGTCTTCCAGCGCTGCAGCATGGGCAGGTGGTTCAGGTGGCTCACCGCCTCCATCATGGGTTTGTCGCCAAACACGCTGGCCCAGACTGCGCCGCCCAGCTTGCCGGCCACGTTCAGGTTGGCCAGGCCATCGGCCACCGCGCTCATGGTGCGGTTGAAGGTAGGCTTGGCGCCTCCGCTCACGTAGTCGAACAGGGTATCCAGCTGCGCCACCTTGCCTTCAAACTTCGGGGTGTTGATCGGCTCTGCCAGGCTCGCGTCCTTCAGGGCCTGGTCACGCAGAGTCTTGTAGGTGGTGGTCGGGTTGGGTCCGTAGTGCTCGACCATCGCGATGTCGCGCGCCATGGTTTCAATGTGGCCATGCAGGATCTCGACCACCGTCTTTTCGCCGTACATCTCCCAGTAGGTGATGACGGACTCAGCATCCTTGAAGTGAATCTGGCGGTGCTCGGCATGCCGGTTGGCGCGCTTGCCTGTGCCGGTGAACTGGCCAGGCTCGATCTTGTTGTGGCCATTTGTGGCTATGGTCTCCCACGCCTTGGCAAGGAACTCCCTCATCCAATCATCATCCCGCGGCGCGCCCAGATCATCCTCGTACCGGGTGCGATCGATCAACGGGAAGATGTCATCGACCCACTTGGCCTGGGCCTTGGCGGGCTCCTTGCCAAACTCGCCGGCGTTGCTGACCTTGTACTGTCCGTGGTGCTGGGGCATGGCCCAGTTATCCAGCTTGCCTATGTGGCCGCCGTTCTCGTTGAAGGCGTTCAGGCTTTCGTCGGCCACCTTCAGGTATGCGTCAGCACCCTTGGCTGCCATCGGGTCTAGCACTGGCTCTTGGCGCAACGCCTTTATCAACTCCACCACCTTGGTGCGATCCTGGAAGAACCCGAAGAAGTCGTTGCCCAGGCTGTCCCATACCGGCAGCAGCTTGGCCTCGAGGTAGGTGCGCCAGCCCATCACCCGCTGTTCCATGGACTCGACCTTGACCTTGCCGGTGAAGTCGCGCGTCAGGGTGCCTTGCACTGCTTCCAGCGGCTTGATGCCGGCGGCCTGCATGTCGGCCTTGTCTTTCATCCTGGCGCCCATCTTGACCAGCTGCAGGTGGGCTGTGCGCTCGGCGTTGATAGCCTCCTGCTCGAGGTCAGCCGCCGCCTTCTCAGCCGCCTTCTGGATCAGGGTGCGCGCATCATCGGCACCAGGCTTGCCGGCCAGTTCCTTTTCCAGCTTGGCACCCATCTTCACGTCGCCGGGTTGAGCTCGCCCAGCCTTGATGTCGAGCGCCGCCTTGTGGATCCGGGCAAAGACAGCCTCGACCTCATCATCGGTCAGGTTGCGGCCGGCGGCCTGCTGAACTCGCGATATGCAATCCCTGGCGCTCATGTCCTCATCCTTGCAAGGAGGGTGGCCACGGCCAGCAGGACTTCCTCGTCATCTCGTTCGATGTCCAGTGGCCGCCGGCCCTCATGCCGAATGGTTGGCGCTGCGGCGCCACTGTTGGCCGCACCGCCCGCCCAGAACGCAAGCATGCCACGGTACCCTGCCGGGCTCGGTGGCGTGCCGCCTGGGCTGCCCGCGCCACCAAACCAAGGGGCGAGCAGCGAACGAACGCCGGCTTGTGTGGGTGGCGCGCCGCCAGGATCTGCGGCGCCGCCAATCCAGGGCGCCAGTAGGCCAGTGTAGCCATCTGCCATGTCATATTAGGCTGGGTCGGTGCCCGTTATTGGGTCGGCCCCAGCAGTGCCAGTTACCGCAGAAGTCCAGCTTTGTGTACTGTCATCAGTGTCGTACACCGTCAGCGTGCCGGCTGCCACCACCCACCTGTTTCGAATGAAGTGGAAGGCCTGCTTGACCGTGCGCCCAGAGCTCGAGCCGCCGCTCACATTCCTGCCCAGCAAAGCATCGGCATTCTCCACCGCGGTTGGCAGGTCACCCAGTTGGGTGTCCAGGTTGGCGCTGGCCAGGCCCACCGCTGTGCGCACGCCGGCTGCATCCAGGGATGACCGGCTACCCACCGTGGTGTCTAGGTTGGTGCCGATGATGAAGCCTGCAGTGCCGGCACCGTATGCGCCTGGCAGGGGGGTGGTCCATGGGTCGCCAGCAGATCCGGCGGCATTCAGGGCCGCGCCAGTCGATCCAGCGCCAAGGTGCCCGCTGATGGCCTCATCCCACACCGCATCGGCGATCTCGGCGCTGGCTGTTGCATCCATGCCGGCGGCCGTCAGCCAGTTTGCCGGAATGGTCGGCAGGTTGGTCAGGTTCGTCACCGTCGTGATCGTGCCTGCCGTGATGTTGGTCGTGCTCGCCACTGTTGCCGGGAAGGTGGCCGCAAGGAAGCCGGTCGGCTGCGTGTAGGTCGCCATGCGGGTCGACACCGCGGCATCCAGTTGCGCACCCAGGTCGCGCGCCGTTTGTGCCGTCCCAGCTACCGCGCCCACATCATAGCGCCCGTTCGCGTCGTAGGCCGTCGGGTAAATGCTCGGACCGGCATTCACCGCATTGGTGTTCACAAATACAAAGTCGACTTGCGTGTAGTTCGTTTCCGCCTGAGCAGGGGCATAACTCCAAACCCCATTGCCCTCATGCGTCGCGGCCCCAGAGCCTACAGACCCGGCGGCTTGCGTACCCGCATCGCCGGTCACATAGACGGTCGTGGTCCCGCTGGTGCATGGCGTGCCGTCTGCTTTGTTGATCAGTTTGGCCGTAACGAACTGGCCTGCAACATTACGCCGCATGGCTTGCCCCTTGTGAGTGATAGCTGTTGGCGTTCACCGCCCAGGCGGCCAAGAAACCACCACCCGACACCGCTGTATCGATGTATTGAAAATTGGAGGTTCCGTATATCTGGTAGGGGTTGCGCGCCAAGCTCGCAATCTCGCGCGCCGTCAATGCCCGATTACGGACGCGCGCAAGTTCTATCGAGCCGTCGAAATAGTCCTCTGCGCCTGAGAATGCGCGTCGGCCCAAATACGCCGTGGTCGTAGATGCCGCAACCGCTGGAAACCCAGTGTGCCCGGCCCCTGCCGTCGTGGTTACCTGCACGCCGTCTATGTAGAACTCGACTGAGTTGCCTACTCGCTGGCAGACAACGTGCTGCCGCTGCCCGACCACAATGGAATTGACGGGTGAACGCTGTTGCGCAGTTGTGCCGTTGATCCATACAAGGGCAATGCTGTTGTCGGTCGCGCCGCTGGCTTGCGTATTCAGTTCGCACCAAATCTGCCGCCCGCCGCTCACGTCTTTTGCAAGAATTTGCATGCGGGTCGTACTGGTCGCGCCGCTCGCCAATGTAAAGATGAACTCAAACGAAAAATTACCGGCCCCAAAATCGAAGAACGATGGATCGCCGAGACTGATCGCCTGACTGGACCCGCGCGCCAATGCCGCAACGTACCCGGTTGATCGCACACTGCGCAGATTGCCTGTCGATGGAATCTGCCGATTCCGCTGCGCACGGTCCGCAAAAGTCACGGGGTCAAAGTCAAAGACAATCCCCGCCGATAGCGGATCGGCAAAGTTCAGCAGCGCCCCGCCTGGGGGCTGCCGTTCGTAGGGTTGCCGCGCCGGGATCATGCCGTAGCTGCGCTATCCGCAGTGACCAGATACGCGAGCACATCCACCGTCTGCCCCGTCGCCGTCACGTTGTTGCTGTTCACCACAAGCCGCACCCGCACTTGCCCGGTGATGTCGAACGGAAGCGCCCACATTTCCGCGAGGTCGGTTGTGGTGATGCCGTTGGTATGCGCTCGCGTGCAGGGTTCTTCCAGCGTGATGGTTGTGCCGGAAACGCTACCGATCCGCGCCCATTCGCTATTTGCTGGCGTGCCGGTTTCCCGCAGGTACATCGCATCGCCGCCAGTGATGCCGGTTGCGCTGGTGATGGTGAAACTGGTATCGCCCGCATTGAAACTGGCGTCATTGACGGTCGAAGCGCTCGCAGCAGTCGTGCCGTTGGCGCTTGTCCATTCGTAGATGGGCACCCATTCATCATTTCCTGATGTCTTGGCCGATCCTTCCAGCCGGAACGCCAGTTGCGCGCCCAGTGCGGTCGCCACCGTGCGGCCCATCTTCACAAAAGCCGTCGCCGCCCCCACCTTGGTCGAGACATCAACTGCCGACCCAACTGCCTGCGTAGCGGTTGCAAGTTGTGTGTGCGCAAGCAGTACCTGCGCCGCAGTCTTATTGAGGGTCGTTGTAGTCATCGCAGCAGCCCGGCCTCGTCAATCGTTACCTCGCCTTCAAACACCAGGGTCGCCGGATTGCCAACCGTCCCCGCTCCGGCAGTCAATGCCTTTTCTGCCTGCGTAGCATTGCGCGTGATGACGGCTTTAACCCTGCCTGCGCCAAGCCAGCCCGCGTCTTGCGTGGCGCCGTTTGCACCAGAAGGCACGTTGGCCAGTGCGTCCGACAGCCCGCCACGCACATTCGGCCTTCCCGTCGCAATGTAGTCCCGGCCTTGCAAAAGGATCTGAAGGTTGATTTGCTTGGCCTGACACCGCAGTTCGCGGTTCGTTTGAATGGTGGTGCCATCAGGCGTATCCGTAGCAGTGAGTCGATCCCAAATAATGGCGTCGTAGACCACGTCTGCTGGCGTAACAGGCCGCCACACAAAATACGAGCTTACAGACGAATTCAGCCAGTCCCTTATAGCCGCATCGTTTCCGGTCAGGATTGCCTGGGAAAGGGATGGCTCAGCGGCAACTACCGGTCGCAAAGCGTTGATCTGTTCCGGGGTCAGAGACATGTTTTACTCCTTCACAAGTTTCAAATCGCGCATGAGGCCATCGGCCCCTCGAATCACGCGGATGGTATCCCACTGGGGAGTGGTCTGAACAGGGGCGGGTTTAGGCTGGGTCCTGGCCGCCACCAGCTGTGCCTGTAGGTCGGTCACCTTTTCTTGCAGGCCGCGGCAGCGCTCGAGTTCCTTGGTCAGGCGCTCGGTCAGCTGGCTGATGGTGGTGGTGTTGGCTTGGATCTGCGCCAGCGCCTTCAGCAGCGGCTCGTTCTCAGCCTTCTCATCCTCGGGCCCCTCCGGCTTTTCAACCAGGCGGTCCAGGATAGGCTGCAGCCACTCAGGCGTGGCGATCTCAAGCGGCTTGGCCGGTTGCACCACCGGCTGGGCGATCGCTTGCGCAGAGGCCTTCTGGCGCGCCGGCACCGCCCTTCCGTTGGCTAGCAGGCTGATGGCCATCAGATAGCTCCCAGCAGGCATTGCGCTGCTTCCTGGATCAGCACTATGTCCTCGCGCGCCATGCCGGCCGCATCGCGGATCTCGGTCAGGTACTGGGCAGCGGTCATGGTCTGGGTGGTTCCATCAGGCATGGTGATCTCCATGGGCTGGTCGCCGAGCTCTGCTGCTACCCGGTCCGCTTCGAGGGCAAGCGGGTCTGCGGCTGACCGAGCGCCGTTTGTATCGGCGGCTGGCTTTGCCGGCGCTGGCTGGTTTTCAGCGCTGCTTGCAGCAGCTTGGCTGTTCTTGTGATCATCGATCATCCTTTCAATGCCTGCCACAAATCCGGCATCATCGTCCTGGAATTCCATGGCCAACCGCTCTACCTTGGCCGGGTCAATCTGGTGCGCTATCGCCACCGCATCCACAGCCCGCAGGTTCTTCAGACTTGGATCAAGATCGGCGCCTTGCAGTTCACTGGTGAGCGCATCCACTTCCGCTGGGCCATGCTCGTGGTCAAACCTCAGGCGCTCATTTGCCTTGGCCAACATGAAGTCAATGGCGCGCTGCTCGATCGGCTTTAACGGCTCGCCCATCAGGGCTTTGTCAACGATCGAATAGTACTCCGCTTCCTTCAGTTTTTTGATGTTGTCCGGCCTATCCAGCCACCATTCAGCCTTGGGTATCCAGGTGCTGCGGTTGAATACGCCGGTCTCACCAGTCAAGTTCCTACCGCCTATCTGCGCCCATCCGGCCTCGCTCTCAGCCATGGTACGCAGCACCTCGCGCATGTCTGGATCATCGATGGTCTTGTCAGCGTAGGCCGGCTTCTCTGCCACCAGGTCATCGAACATTCCACCGGCAGCCGGCGCCCCTTCTTCGCCCCTGGAGGGAGGAGGAGGAGGAGACTCCAGGTCCGTTGCCCGGGGCGCCGGCGCGGTGGTCGACGGGTCTGCCTGCTCGCTGCCCAGCAGCTTGGCATACAGACCTTCCATTTCCTTGCTCACCTTCACGTTCAATGAGGTGGCCGACTTGTAGATCGCGATCAGCCAGTCCCTGAAGCGCTGGAACAGGTTGCGCAATTCTTCGGTCGGGGCCTTGCCGCTCATGACGTAGGACTCGAAGCCGCGGGCAAACCGCTCGTGGTACACCCGCTTTTCGTTGATGCCCCAGCCATCCCACTGCTGGCGGGTGATCCCGTTGTCATCGAAGAAAATTTTCATCCAGCCCTCGAGCTCCGGCGTGGTCTTGGCCAGGTCGTTCAGGATCTCGAGGAAGGCATGCGCCGGCTCATGGATCAGGGTGCTGGGGTCGGAGTTGTCCAGCAGGCCGATGGTGAGCTTGCGATCGGCGGCAATGTCCAGGAAGCCGCGAGCCTCTGACTTCTTGCTTACCGGGCGCCGGAAGAGTGCTGCACCTCGAGGATCCTTGACCCACAGTACCTGGTTAGGCGGCGCCTTGACGCCCGTTGCCGTCTGCTGGATGCTGATCCAGTTCTTCAGCCCAGCGTTGCTCAATAGATCATCACCAAGGTCGCCGGCAGCGCTACGGCGAACGGTCAGGCCAAGGTCGTTGGCGTCAGCATAGGCCTTAGCCCCCTCCACCACAGCCAGGCGCTGCTCTGGCGTGAGGTTGGCGGCCCGGTCAATACTCAGGTTGCCGTTGGCGTCGAGGTTGATCCAGACATGCTGGATGCCTTCTGTCCAGCCGAATTCCCGGTTGAGACCTTGCTCGAAGTCGATGACCGATTGCCGTAGCGCGCGGGCGGTGTCCACATTCCGCATGGCGGCCGGGACTTCCCGCCAAGCTTCAGGCGTTCGGTACGCTGGGGATATTTCATCCAGTGATTTTATGCCAAATGCCTCGAGCCCGTAGGGGCTTGCGGATTGGAAGAGCGCTTGCCCCTCCATTACCTTTGCGCGCATCTCGGGGGTGATGGTAAGGCCCTGCTGGGCCATGGTTTCCACCGGCTTGTTTCGCCAGTATTCCTCGGTAGCGGCTTTTTGTTCCTGTGAAGTCATCCGCATCCATTCGTTCATGGTCATGCCTGACGCGTCCCTGGCCTCTTGCAGTTTTTCTAGGGGCGTCATTTCATCAGGGGTTTTCAGGTTGACCACATCAACTTTCCCGCCCCCCAGCTTCTTCAGCACGTCCTTGACTACCGTTGGGACGATCTTGTCGTAGAAGCCCGCCATGCCCTCCCCTCCGATCTTCAGGCCATCGCCTGCAATCGTCTGGGTGCGGTTTGCCATGATCTTCTCGGCCATGGCCTTGCCTACGATGTCCTCAAGATTCTTGCCCTGGTAGTCGGCTGGCTTGGCGTTGTCGACTTTGCCAGCGTTGTTCACGCCCAGCGTGATGGCGCTGCCATCTTTGGCATGAATTACAACCTGGCGCGTCTGCTCACCGGTGCGAGCATCGGTCCTGCCAACCACGTCAATCTGGTGCACCACCTGGGCCAGGTTGTACCGCGCTGCCTGCTGCTCTCCGGTTGTCCAGGCTACTTGGTCGAATCCGTTCTCGGCCGCATACCTGATCATGCGCTTTAGGCTTAGGGCTACCCATGCGTCGGTCTTGCCTACGAAAGGGGCGTTGGGTATATCGCTTTGCGTGGCAGCGCCCATGCTCAGGGCTGACTTCAGCGCCCCTTCGCGCGTGTCGTTGGTTGTCCAGGCGCGGTTCGGGTTGTCGTCCTTGTCGATGCGCCAGCGGCCATTCTCCATTTGCCAGATTCGATATCCGGGCTTCAATTCAGGCTCGCCGCCAGCAAACCCGTATTTCTTCCCCTGCTGCGCCCAGTCGCTCTGGATCTCCTCAATGAAGAGCACGCGCTCGCCGTTGGGGCCTGTACGCTCGTTGAAGCGTATGTGGGCTATGCGGTTGGTGTCTGCCTTGTCTCCCATGCTGTGGCCCTGGGGGACTTTGTACGCACCAGCATCGCGCGCGGTGACCCGCTCTTCCATTTCCCCATGCAATGCCGCGGCTTCTGTGTCACGCTGAATCATCAGCGCTTCCATTTCCCCGTACATGGTGTCTTTGACTTGTCGAGGCGCATCCCATGGCAGTGAATCGTAGGCCTTATAAGCCTCTTCAATCGCCGGAGCATACCTGTCGAAAACCTCTTTTCTGCCCACTTCTCTGGTAGCGTTGCGCGCTTCCATTGCTGCTCTAGCTTTGCGCGTGGCAGGTGTTTCCGGCAGCACCAGCGCTATCTCCCTGTAGCTTCCTTCTTTGGCGCCTGGGAGTTGGAAGCTTGCGAAGTGCGTGGTGGTGTCCTCACGCTGGCGTAGCCATGGGTTGGGGTGATCGCGCAGATCCCCCAGCAACTGATCCATCTCGGCGCGCTCGGCCGGCGTGAGCGATCGATTGCTCTGTGGGTCCTCCTCAATGTCGACCAGGTCTTGAAAGCGCTGGCGCTTGACTGCAATCTCCGGCGGCTCATCAGGTGGCGCACCTAGCTGCACCTCCTCCACGCGCACGCCACCCTCTTGCATGAAGGTCTGCAGCTGTTCCTTGGTGATCTTGCCTTGGGTGGCGTCGAGGTATTCCTCGAGCTCGGTGGCCTTGATCTCGTCGGCCTTCACCGTGCCCTTGTTTACCAGGCCCTTGAGCCATTGCTTCCAGCCGTTGGCGTCAGCCGCCTTGGTGGGGCTGTTGTCTATTGCCCTTCCCAGGGCTGAGTAGTACCACTTGCCGTTTTCGCCCTGGAAAAGGGTGCCGTTTATTCTGGCAAGCTCTGCGCGGTCTGCTGCCGAAGGTCCGCCTCCGCGCATGCCGCCTGCTGCTGCTCCTCTTCCGCCTCGGTCGGCCGATAGGTCTTCCGCTGCTGCTCCTTGATTGCCTTCTTCAGTTCCTCGTCCACGTCTGGCTCCCAGGTAGTCCTCAAGCGAGAGCATACCATCCATTTGCACATTGGGATCCCGGCTGTAGTTGATCAGCTGGGTGCCGTTCTTCTTCCAGAACGGCAGCGCATCGGTGTCGCTACCAATCCCGTCACCACCCGCATGAGTGATGTCTACAATGTCCATCTCGTAGCCAGGCCCGTTGTGCGCCAGCATGGTGGCCACTACCCGCTCACCAGCCCCATTGCCACGGTAGTCCTTGCGGATCTCGATGTTGCGCAGCGCGGCGAACTTCCCGTTCTTGTCGATCTCGACGATTACGAACCCGACGTCGGCCGCGGCGCCGGTCTGCTTGTCCATGATGCGAAACACCCGGCGGTCACCCTTGATGCCCTTGCCAGACCCGATGGCCTCGCTGTTGCCGAGCTCCATGTAGTCATTGGCGTACACCCGGCCGCCGTACTGGCTGGTCTCCACCCGTGGCCGGTACCGCTCGATCAGGTCGGCCGGCGTGCGGCGCGGTTGGGTCAGGGCCTCACCAGATGGGGCGCCAGCGCGTTTAAATCCAAGCCTTGCGGCAACCACATCAGGATCCAACCCGGCGGGCTTAGCTACCGCCCTTGCAAGAGCGTTCACAAAAGTGGCGCCCAAGCGGGCTGCCAGCGCATGCTCCCCGGGGGCAAACCCTTTCATGCCCTCAATGGATTGTCCGATCTCGCGCTCAAGGCGCTGCTGGGTAGGTTCGAGCACCTCGACCTGCTCCGGCATATCCGGATCACGCATCTCGGCATTGCCTTCCCGCATGGCGCGGGTGGTCTCTACTGCCTGGGCTGTCTTCTCGGGGTCGACCTCGAAGTCGGGGCGCTCTTCCTTCAGGGTGGCCAGGCGCTCGTTGAGCATGTCCAGCTTGGTCTCGAGCTCGCCTACCTTGTCGGGTTCGGTGAAGCGGGTGTCCTCGATCGCGCGCTCATACGCTGCGATGCGGTTCTCGAGGCCGGCGATCTTCTCTTCGATCGGCACGCCCTGTGCGCGCTCATCCGCTTCGATCTGGGCTCTGGCATCGCGCTCAGGCCCAAGTGCCGAGGCGGTGTCGACGTACTGGTAGGTGTTCCCTTCCGCAGTCTTGCCTTCCTGTACAAGGCCCAGTCTGGTCAGGATCTCCCAGTCGCGCGCGGGCACCATGTTCTGCGTCAGTTCCGGGGTCTCGCCAGCTTGCCGCAGCGCGATGTCGCTCACGTCCCGAATGGTGGGCGTTTCAGGTACCGGGCGCGCATCGGGCGCCGTAGCGGTCCTGCCTTCGGGCGGCAGGGGTTTGTCTTTCAGCAGGCTGTCGATCGCTTCCGACAGGCGCTCACGGTTGGCGTCGACGGCACCGGCATGGGTGGGCCTGCCAGGCAGGCTGTCCACGTTGGCATGCTGCGCCACGCGCAAGGTGGCCAGGGCGGCTTTCTGGGTGGGGGTGACGTTCTGTGCCCATTCCGATATTGCGTCGGAATACTGCTTGTTCACCCTTGCAGCAGCGGCGCCAAGGTCGAAGGGCGTCGCGGCGCCCATCTCCTCGCGAATCTCACGCTGGGCCTTGACGTTCAGTCGATCGGTCCACGCTTCCGTTTCCGCGCGCCAGCTTGGCACCACATGAGCCGCACCACCGAAGGCGGCGCCCAGCAGCAGGTCCAGCGTCATCTCCTTGCCGCCCAAGGCCGGGAAGTCTTTGGCAGCCTCGGTGCCGTCCAAGATAGCGCTGCTGGCGCCTCGGGTCAGGACACCCTGCAGCAAGTTGATGCCGGCGCCGGCCGCTATCCTGCTGCCCAGGTTGTACCCCAGCGCCGGTGGCGCCCAGATGCCCAGGCCCAAACCCACGGCCTGGACGGCGCCCACCGCCATGGCCTTGTTGGCGCTCACGCCGGGCTTGGTCACCAGATCCTCGGCGCTGCTCAGTTGCTGGCTGGCCACCGCAGCAGCCGGGTTGGCGATGATCTGTGGCAGCAGGCCGATCAGGCTACCGGCGATCTGACCCGCCTCGCCCACGGTGCCCGGGTCCGGATCCCAGAATTTGACCGCGCTGCCGAAGGTGTCCTCGTGGCTCTTGAAGTACTTGTCCTGCAGCGTGGTGCCGCCGGTGATGGCATCGATCGCCACCGGGATGGATGCGCCGGCCATGCTCACCGATCGCGCCGTCTTGGCAAACTCCTTCATCGCGAACATGCCGGTGCCACGGACAAAGCCTTCGAACAGGCCGGGCTCTACGTTGCCGGCCACGCCGCCGGCGCGGTTGCTGCGTTGCAGTTCGTCGCTGTACAGGTCGAGGCTCATGGCTGCTGCCTGATGTCGCGCGCGCGGGTCACGCGCTCAAGCCTGGCACGCTCGATCTCGGCGGCGCTGGTCGGGGTCTTGCTTTGCACTGCATTGGCGGGCAGGGCTTGGTTAAAGTCGATCGTGATCACCTTGCCGGTCTTGTCGGTCAGCGCTCGATCGCCGATCGACAGCACGTAGATGCCATCCTTGTCGGGGCGCAGGGGCAGGTCGCGCAACTTGCTCAGGCTCATGCCCTGCTCGAGGTTGCCGCTGTTCGCGATCATGCGCAGGCGGGTGTCCAGCTGGTCTGCAAATTCACCGTCGCCCAGCCCCCATGGCTTGACCACTTCCTTGCCGGCGTGCCGGGTGATACCACCGCTGGCCTCCTGCATGGCTTGGGTCCAGCGCTTGGCATCCAGCACACTGGTATCGCGGTCGCCGGCCTGCTTGCTCAGGCTGGCATAGATGGCCTGGGCGGCTTGGAAGGTCACGTTGTTGGCGCTCGGGCTGCCAGCGTATGCGCCACGCGCATAGTTGTCCCATTCCTTGCGCATCTCGGATTCTTTGGGCATCGGCAGCAGGGTGCCGCCCGACTTGCCGTCCGTGGTCTTGTTGGGGCGCAGGATGGCCAGCCCGTCGAGCAGCCTGTCGGCCACCGCCGCCCCTTGTGCGTCTTTCATTCCCCGGCGAGCAAACAAACCAGCCACCGCGGTTACCGGGTCGTCAGGGGCGATCTGGGCCATGATGGCCTTGTACCCGTTCGTATCGTCACCAGTGGCCAGGCTCAAGTTCTTGAAGAAGTCACGGCGCTGTTCAGGGCTGCCGTTGCGCAGCGTGGCGGTCGCCAGCTTGCGCTCCTCCTCGGTCAGCGGCTTGAAGGGGGTCCGGTACCGCTGAGCCATGGCGCGGCCCAGATCCATGCGGGCTTGCAGCTGGTTCGGGTCAGGCTTGGTCAGGTCGATCGGCTTGGCCGCCAGTTCGTCGGTACCCACAATGCCCTGCTGCACGGCATAGCTGGTCGGGTCAGCATCGCGCACCTTCTGCTGGTGCTCGGCGATCGACTGGAAGGTGTTGAGCAGCTTGGGCGCGATCTTGCCTTCCCGCACTGCAACGGTCGCCTCGCTGATCAGGCGCTCCTGCACCACCGGGTCTGCCTGCCTGAACACACGGGTGGCGTTGGCCGTCTGGATTACATCGTTGACTAGGCCGGCCAGCTGCGGCCGCCCCTTGGCCGCCTGGATCAGCCCGCCCATCTGCTCGATGCTGGGCTCCCAGCCCTGCCCGATGCGGGTGATCATGGCGTTCAGTTCGGTGGTGGCGCGGCGCTCGGCCCGGTCGGCTGCGGCCTCCTGCTTGCGCTCAATGCCCTCGATACGGCTCTGGAACCTGCCTACAAGTACATTCTTGCGTTCATCGCTCAGGGTCTTGTCGGCGCTCACCTGGGCCAGGATGCCCTTCAGGCCCGGGATGCTCTCCTGGTTGGCCAGGTACCCGGCCTGGTACCCGTTGAAGATCTCGCGCTGCTGGGCATCGACCGTCTTGGCCTGGATGGTCTTGGCAGTGCCGACGTCCACGTCCTCCTTGTTGGCCTTGTACCAGTCCTGCGCGCGCACCAGCTGCCCGCTGCTGATCATCTGGTCGATCACCGCATCGTGGATCTTGCCCAGCACTTCCTTGGTCTTGGCCTGGGTGTACTTGCTGTCCCACCCGTCGATCTCTGCCATGCGGTTGATGCCGGCGCGCACGCGCTCGATGCTGAAGCCCACCTCGTCAGGCTTGTCCCAGTTCGCAGTCGCCTGCTTGATCTCCACCGCCACCGTGCCCTCGAGTTGCTGCTTCTGGGCCTGCCGGCTTTCGGTGGCCAGGTGCCGGAGGATGCCCTCGCGGTACTGCAGGTTGACCACCTGCGCGCGCTGGCGAAAGAGATCCTTCTGCTGGTCGTTGCCGAGCTCGCCCATCATGCCTTTGACTTCGGCGTCGAACAGGTCGCCGTAGTCTTTCAGCAATGGGCGGGACAGGGCGGCGGTGCCCTGCACCTTGGTATACCCCTTGTCTCCCAGGCTCAAGGCCAACTGCTTCTCGCGCAGCTTGGTCATGGCATCTTCAGCACGCAGGGTGTCTACCCGCAGCTGCTCACGCTCGACCTCCTTGTCGAACTCCTTTTGCCGGGCCGCCAGTTGATCTCCGGCTTGCATGAGCATGCCGCCCTGCTGTGCGGTTACCCGCGCCTCAGCGGTCAGGCTGTCAGCGTCACCGGCGCCTATGCGCGTGATGTTGCCCGCCGGTTGCGGGGTTGGCCGGGCTGAACCTTCAACGGATGGGATGCGCGGCATGGTCAGTATGAGTAGTAGTCGTTGCTGGCCCAGGTGTCACCGGTCGGCAGATCTGCGCCGCTGGTCCACTTGCCACCGCCGTCGTTGACCTTGGGCTTGTCGTACCCGTAGCGCATGGCCAGGCTGGCGGCGCCTTTGAATATGCTGCCCACCGCGGCGCGATCGTAGGCGCCGGCGCGGCGCTCGCCATCTTCCACAGCCATCCTGGCGTCGTAGTCTCGGGCGGCAGCTTCCATCCGCATGGCCCGGGCCCGCTCCTCGCCTTTGTACATGCTCACCGCGGCGCGGTACGCCCCTTCTCCGGCATTGTTGCTGATGATCTTCACGATGGTGGGGTCAGTCGCGCCGGCGCCACTGGCGGCCGCCAAGGCCAGCGCACGGCTGTTCATCAGCCTGATCTGTCGTTGCTGCTCGGCCGCATCTTGCTGACCCGCCGCGATCTCCTGTCCAGCATTCTGGCGGGCCTGGGCAGCCTGGAACTGCAGTGCCGCTGCCTGACGCTGGGCAGCCACTCTGGATCCGCCGGCAGCCGATCGGTTGGCGCCATACTCCATGCCGGCGCCGCCACCTGTCAGCATGGCAGGGATGAACTGCATCAACGCTTCGAAACTCATTCGTTCATCCTCACGTCGCAGGTCACGGCCACCACGGTCGCCGGCCTTGGGGCTCGCCCTTCCAGGCACAGCCGGTGATCAACGTGCCAATCCCCGGGGAACACAAACTCCTGCTCGTCGTAGTCAACATGGATGGTGTCCGGATCTACCCAGGTGCCCCCTTCTTCGCTCGGCATATCGTCCAGCGCATTGAAGGTGTGTCCGAAGCGCAGGCCGCGCGCGTGGGTGTCGGCCAGCACCAGGCCCATGTTGTTGATGTTCTTGAACTGGTTGAGCGGCGAGCCTATCTGGGCCGGGATTTGCAGCAGCTTGGTGCTCTCCCATTGGGCAGTGTAGGGCAGCCCCACCATCACATTGCTTGCCGGTTCAGGCAGGGTGATCTGGCCACCGGTCACGGTGTGGAGCAGGGTCGTATCGTCAGTGTCGTAGCTGACGTCAGCACCATCGGCCCACACCACCACCTGCTCGCCCTCAAGGTGATCCAGGCCGGCAATGACGTTCTGCGGCGTGCCCTCATACAGCACGTAAGAGTCTCCCAAATGGCTGATGGTCAGGGTGCCGTTGCTGTTCGGGCGGCAGTCGAGTTCGTTTGCCCATCGCTCGAGGTAGCGCTTGGTAGTGCCGTTGATGGTCCGCTTGACCACGTAGTAAACCTGGTCCTCCTCAGTACCTGGATCGCCCGGCAACACCGCTACATCCTCAATCTGCCCGTCGGTCTCGACCTCGCACCAGGCCACTACCTGTTCATTCTTGTCGAAGGCGAGTATGGCCACCGTGCCATCGCTGCGCACTCCGTGCCACCGCGGCTCTGGCTGGCGCTGGAAGGAGGCGCGCACAAAGCCTGGCCTGCCGATCTCCGGACATACCGCGCTCAAGTGCGTGCTGCCGTAGTCGTAGGTCTGGGCGTCGATCGCAAGCTCGTACACTCGCACGCCGCCGCGCTGCACGAATATGCCAGTGCTGTCCACCTTGGTCGCGCGCACCGCCGCTCCGCCCTGAGTGCTTGAGGGCTTCAGGTTGAAATTGGTAGGCGTCAACGGTTCGTCCAGGCTGGTGCTGCGGCAGCTGAACTCGGCGCCCTGCGCGCCGGCGATCAAGCGCTGAAGTGGCAGCAGCCAGTTGATGACGTCGACCGGGCCGGATCCGATGCTGCGGCTGATCGGTCCCGCATCTCCCTCGTAGTCCGGGTCGTTGCTGTCAAAGGCATCTGACACACTGCCATTGATCTTGTCCTTTCCAGCCCACCAAAGGCGGCCCTCATGGAAACCCACGGCAGAAGGCCATCCGCGGCGGTCACTCCATTGACCTTCTGCCCAGGTGTCGCTGGCAGTGATGGCGGCAAACTGGCGCAGCACTTCCATGTCGACCACCGTTGCGCTGGTAAAGCCAAGCACCCGGCAGATGCCCTTGGTGGTCCCTACGCCCACGCTCATGCTGCAGGTGATGGTGCCGCTAACCCACCCGCCAGTCTTGATGCCAATGCGGTACCAGGTTGTCTGATTGTCCAGTCCATCGTTGTAGCTGGTTGTGGTGTCGGCAGAATAGGTGGTCACGTCCGACCAAGGCCCGGAAGAAGAGCTCACACTGCGTTGCACCTGGATGGTGGCACTCCAGCCTACCGTGCCGCTGATGTTCACCGTGATGGCTCGAGTGGTACCGGTGCCGGTCACCTTGAACTCGTCGGTGGTGAAGATGTTGTCCGTGCTGGCGATCACGCTGACGCGCTGGCCCGTATGGGTAACCTGATAAATGCCGCCCACGTTGGTGCTTTTGAAAAGCGCCATGCTTGCCGTCAGGGTGCCGTTGCCGGTGGTCACGCTTGGCGTGAGGGTGATCGGGCCGGTATTCTCAAGCAGGAACGGACCATCATCACTGTAAAACTTGACCACCGACCAGCTGCGAGTGGCGCGGCGCTCGATGCGGTATTGCTGCTTGTCCTTGCACGCCACAAACAGCACGTCGCCGCTGGAGTCCCACCGCACGTTGTCCAGATCGCTGGCACCCCACGGGGTGACCACCTCCATGGCGCCGGCCGCCTCGATCGAGCACTCGCTTACCTGCACTTGGCGCAGCAGGGTGCTCTGAAAGCGGATGTAAAAGGTGCCGGTCGGAACCAGTCGCAGGCTATGCGTCCCGGTCTGCAGGGTGGCCTCGGTGATGTAGTCATCATTGCCGGCGGTGGATCCTACCCGCAGCACCACCGGACCTCGCTGCACCACGATCTTCAGGGCGTGCTCAATACCCGTGTAAGTTCCAATGGCGATGGCCTGGGTGCGGCGCGCAGCTGTGGTGCCGGTCCCCACCAACTGCATATACCCACCGGTCGCCCATGAGCTTGTGGCGCCGGCCTCATCATCATCGGTCCATCCCGACACATCAGTGTCAAACGTGCCGTTGGTGACGGCAGCCGAGACCTCGGGGCGGGTGATCACCTCATCATTCACCAATACCCGCATCGCATTGGCGGTCAGTTCAACCAGCGCTTTGTCGCTCAGGCTGAACACGAATGGGATGTGGGCGGCTTCGTTGTCGCCATTGGTCGATCCGATGTACCCCAGGCCCGGGCGGATGTTCATGCTGCCCAGCGCCCGGGTGACCCAGTTGGTCATCGTCTTGGCACCCAGTGCCAGGCGCTTGATGTCTTGGCGAGCAGCACCCAGGCGGCTGACGATGCCGCGGTTGAATGCAAAGAACGCGAGTGTTGCTCGCGTCATGGCTACCCGATCAGGCGGTTGCGGGATCCGCCATCACGCCACTGGCTGTTGGTGCCTCGGCGGCTCAATACCCAGTTGCCGGCGGCCGGGAATTTGGGCGGGTCGTTCTGCGCGTCCCGGTTCAGGGCGGTCAGCAAAGCCTGATCGACCAGCCCCTTGTTCTTGACAAACGTAAGGGCAAGCTCTTTGTCGCCGGTGGCCTTGAGCACAATCCGGCTGGCGAAGTAGGTCTTGACGAACTCGGTGAAGATGGCAGGCCAGCGGCTCAGGTCGTTGCCGAAGTCGGCGTGGTTGCTGACAAACCGGACATAGATCCGGTCAAGGTCGCACCAGATCACGCCCACCTCGTCGCGGTACCGGGTCACCGGCGTGTTGTAGTACTCATCGGCGCAAATGCCACTGGTGGCCACCCAGTCAGTCGGCTTGGTGAACCCCCTGCGGTATCCAAATTCCGGCGTGATGGCGGTGTCGTAGTCCAGCATCTGGGCCCGCATGGCAAACTTCCACTGGCCCTGCTCGAGGCAGTACTGAACCCCACCATCGTTCCACACCGTGTCCATCAGGTGGCGCGCTTCCTCGTTCACCGTGAGCGAGGCGATGCGGCGCTTGCCTATCTTCTCAAGCGCGCCGTTGTAGATGGACAGGCGGGAGGTGGTCACTTAGCCGGCTTTCATCCGTTCCTTCATCCACTGCTGCGCTTCCTCGGGGCTCGAGGATTCCTGGTGGACGATGGCATTGTCGACCCGGCGGATCACGCACCACTTTAGCTGCGGGCCCTTGTGGGTCACGATGTAGGGCATGTTGAGTGTGACGGCACCGGTCTGACTGGTGTCGAAGTCCGAGAACTTGTGCAGGTTCAGACAGTGCACCTTGGCCCATTGGCGGCTGACATCCAGCACGATCAGTTCGGCAAACCAGGTGCCGTCGTTCGCGCGCACCTCAATGCGGTCCCATGGCTTCATCTGGGCGGCGTTGTGCGCCCAGTAGTTGGGGTCCAGAATGTCCGTCGGCAGGGTTGCCTCATCGGCATTGGCCACATGGATCTGGCGCTCGTACTCGGCCGTCTTGAACCGCTCGGGGCTCAGGCTTGGGATGGGCTTGCGCGGTGCAGGTGCAGGTGCAGGTGCAGGTGCAGATCGCGCGATTGCCTGTGGGGTCTGGGCCGCCTGCTCGGTGGTGGCCTGCTCTGCTGCTTTGGGTGCTGTTGCCATTTCCTCTCCTCAGAGTGTGAAGCCCGGGCCCGAAGGCCCGGGTGGTTACTGCGCGTCCTAGATTAGGACGAAGCGATGACGCCGCCCAGGGCGAGGTTGAAGCCGGCGGTGCTGTCGGTGGTGACCAGCACGCCCATGACCACGCTCGGGCTGGTGCCCAGGCTTGACTGACGTACGTTGATCAACACATCGCCGATCTTCATGCCCAGCGCCAAGCCGTCGGTGAAATACCCGACGCCCTGAAGCAGGGTTGATGCATCGCTCGAGGTGTAGCGCCAGATCGAGTTGCCACCCACATACGGAGTGGTGCTCTGCAAGCTGGATCCAAGCACGTTGGCCGATGCATTGAGCGTCGGGCTGAGGCCAGCACCCGTGATGCAGATGGGCGGGTTGGCAACCGAAGAGGCTGCGGTAGAACCGGAATAAGGCATGGTCTTTCTCCTTGAGAATTGACGGGTTGACTACGCTTTAGGCGTATTGGGAACCGTCAGAGGTGATAACGACCACGCCGGCATTCTGCAGCAGCTTGGCACCCATGAAGGCTGAAGCGCGGGACCAGCTGTAGTCCTGCTCCTCGTTGTAGCCCACCGGCGTATGCATCCCGCTGGTGTCCATGGCGTGCCCGATCGCCATCTTGTGGTACAGGAAGTTCTTCTCAGCCGCGGTGCCCTTACCCGGAAGGTTCGGGTGCTCGATCACCAGGCAGTTGCGCCACCTGTACGACTGGGGCTTGTCGCGCCACGATGCCGTGCCGGAAGTGCCGGCGTACGGACGAAGCTCGACATACTGCGCGTTGGTGAACTCGGGCGTTTGCTCGAGGTAGGCCAGGAACGAGGGCTGGCACAGGAACGCGATGTTGCTGTCCCACGGCACCGCCGCATTCGACAGCTTGACCCGGCCGTTCTGGAACAGGCTGACGGTGGGGACAATGCCGGTGCCACCGATCGCCACGGAGCCGGTGTTGAGCTCAGTCACGATCTGGCTGTCGGTCTTGCGGTTGAGCACCGCCATGGTGGTCATCTGCATGATCTGGCGCTGGTTGCCTTGCGAGGAAAACACGTTGAAGCCAGTCTTGCGCACCAGGTCGTGCCACTCACCCAACGTGCAGGTGTTCTGGGTCTGGTTGTCCGCTCGCGCCGGGATCAGGCCGTTGATGCCACGGGTAACCGCCGCGGCGCCGCCGGAGTCGGCCACCAGGAACACTGCCTGATTGCCTTTGATCACCGCCTCGGTCGTGACGGTCTCGCGGAGAAGGGATTGGTGCTGCTCGAAGCCGGCGATGAACTCTTGCCGGTACTGTATCTGGAATGCGGTATCAGCCATGATGGCTCCTTGAATAAACGGGTTTTTACGACCGTCGCTTCGGGGTGACCATCACGCTTGCCAGGGTAGGCTTGCGATTCTGGGGCCGAGCTACCTGGTGTTCGGGTGCTCAGCGGGGCCTCTTTTGAGGGGTGACCGCCAGTTGCGCGCAATCGTACACCCAACCGATTCGGCGCGCAATGGGCGAAAAAAAGCCCGGCGAACCGGGCTTAATCCACAGGAGGGTGGAGGAGACAAACGGATTCTGCTCTACTTCTTGCTCATTTTCAACTCGGCGTCGATCAGGTCGCGGTACTCGGCCTGCATCTTTTCGTCCTTGTTGTAGCGCGAGCGGTCGGTCGACATGACCTTCTCGATCTCGGCCTTGCGATCAGCAATACCCTGCATGGTGCCCCTGCCGGATGGGATGTCCAGGCTGGCGGCCGGGTTGATCTCCAGGCTCAGGCTATGCAGGAACTTGACCATGGCCGGATCCCCCATGATTGGGGTGCCATCAGCCAACCGGCCATGCATGAAACGATCGCGCGCCGCTTCGGGAATTGTGGATAGCAGGTTGTTCACGGCAGCCATGTTGCCGCGGTAGTTGTTGGTGCCCCAGTCCTCGCGCAGCGCATCTTCAGAGGCGCGCACCGCAGCCTTGTCCGCTTCGGTCCTGGCCTCGGTCTGGCGCTCAACTTCCTTGTAGTACCAGTCGATTGTGGCCTTGGCCTGGGTGGGCGTCATGTTGGCCGAATGCCCGGTCTTGAGGAATTCGTTGATGACAGCCTTGTCCTCGTCGGCAATCTTCAGGTCACCCAGGTCGTACTTGTCTGGCGCTTCAGGGATGCCGTTTTCGGCGCGCCACTTGGTGATCTGCTCGGCCGTTGCGTCCTTGGGCAGGTTGCTCCTGAGCTCACCCTTGGCGATCTTGTCCTGCAGCTGGAACAGGCTGTCTGCAATAGCTGCCGGGTCAGCGTACCGTCCTGCCCGCTTCAGCTTCGCTTCATCATCGCCTGCCAGCTTCTTTCGCCAGTCCGCGCCCCATGGCCCATCGGCGTTTGCGTCTGGGGCCGCACCTTTGCCGTCCTTCCCATCGGCAGCGGGTGCTGCTCCTGCCTTGGCATCCGGGGCGCCACCATCGGCAGGTTTGTCGCCACCTGGTGCACCACCAGCAGCACCCTTGTCACCGCCTGCGCCAGCATCGGCTGCACCGCCATCACCACCTCCTTGCTTGTCCTCGTCACGGTAAAGCCTGCCCAGCAGGCGCGCTATCCTCAGATTCATGGTCCTCTCCTCTAGCCTTCAGGCGGGTCTGCGTTGCGCTCGTTGCGCCTCAAACCCGCCGGGTTGAGGTGCAACAACTTCACGATCTGCTGGCCGGCGAACTGCCTGCCCAGTGCCAGGCTGGTGTCGCGATCACTGTTCGGCCGGTAGGAAAAGCCGTAGGTGTCGCAAGCCTGCTTGATGATCCAGTCCAGCGCTCGCTTCTGCTGGTCAGGCCCGGCATCACCTCGAGCAACTGCCTGGATGGCGGTCACGTCGGCGAGCTCATACTTGGCCGGCTGCCATGGTGCACTGTCCAGCAGGCTCTCGCTCGTTACCTGTGGCTTCCGGCGCTGGGTTTCTCGCTTGGGTAGCGCCGGGTGCCGCGGTTGTTCGCCTTCGCTCATGCGGCAATCATCTGTTCAGCCTCGGCGGCAGCCCGGTCCTTCTCTGCCGTTGCCATGGTGCCCGCCACATCAGCCCCTTGCTGCATGGCAGCCAGGGTTTGCTGGGCTTGAGCAGCAGCAGCCTGCTGGGCCTTGATGTCCTCGACCTGCACCTCGGAGCGCACCCAGATGGCAGGCACTCCAATGCCGTTGAGCGTATCGCGCAGGGCCTGGCCCACGTCGATCAGCGCAGCAGCACCCTGATCCAGCGCCACAGCTTCTGCGATCATGCTCTTGGCCTCGAGGAACTTCTGCCCCTTCACCTGCTCAAGCGCGTCGTGTAGCGGGCTGACAAACTGCCAGTTCACATCAGCGTCCTGAAGCTCGCGCGGCGCGTCCATCGGGCTGCCGAATCCACCGTTGCGCCACATCAGATCCCACACTTCGTCCAGCAGCTGTCCATTGCACTCGTACTCCATCGGCTCAAAGAGCGGAAGGGCGGCTCGGATGTACTCCTGCACCCGCTGGCCTACCTCGTAGGCAGTCATCTCCGCGGTGCGTTGTGGCAGCTGCAGCTTGTTCAGGTAGAAAGCCTGCATCAGCATGGCCTTGCTGTTCTCCTGCATCTCGGCGCCAAAGGGCAGGCCATGCCGGTCGATCGTCAAGGGCCTCAGTGCGTCACCAAGTCGCTCATCGTAGGCGGCATCCACCCAGGTGATCCCGCCGGCGTACACCGCCACGTCGGACTTCACCGCCTCGTGGGTGGCCACCATGGGTGGGTTGGTGCTCTTCTCCCCGGCCTCGAGCAAGGTGTAGGTCATGGCCTGCAGCAGTCTGGCTTCAGGAAGCGCGCAGATGGTGGCAGGGCTGAAGGCATACTGGCTGCCGCTCACCGTCTGCCACCGGCTGATCACGTACTCCTTGTGCCACTGGGGCATCTCTTCCATGCAGAACTGGTGCGCGCTGTCGTACTGGATGCTGATCCAGGGCTTGCCATTGGCGTTGCCATCCCACATGTCGGCCGCCACCATCATGTGCATGCACTCCACGTCCTCGAGCGGCTTGTTCTGCGACAGCATCATCTCGACCTTGTCGCTGATCTTTGGCATGGCGCGCTTGAGATCGCGCGCGCTGGACTTGTACTTGCGCACGATGAAGCAAAGCTTCTGGTCTGCATCCTCCACCCAGGCGATGTCGCGCAGGTGGTAGCAGGTGAACTGCAGCCCGTTCTTGAGTTTGTTCAAGCGCACCCGCATGATCGACTGCCCGAAGGCAGCATAGTCATGGTCCGCTTCCTTGGCGGCCCGGGTGAACATGGCTTCCCGGTCGAACATCGCGCGGCGCATCACCTTGTCGGTCCATTGCAGGTATTGTTTGACCTCGTGGGTCTCGCGCTGCGGATCCGCCAGGCTGCCGTGGTACCACTCCTTGTTCGTCGGCCGCAGCATTTGCCCCACCTGGTCGCCAAGATCGCGCCGGCAGTAAAGCGGGTAGCTGCTCATCAGGTCGCCGGCAAACTCAGTTCCCAGTGTGCGCTGGTAGGTGAAGTCGGCGCGCTCCACGTAGAAATTGGCGGCGATGTCCTGGCACAGCAGCATGAAGCTACTGCGCTTGGAGAACAGGCTCAGAGCGTACTCGTGGAGCTCCTGGGTGTTCATGATCAGGCGCCCATGGTCTCGGTCTCACCACCGGTCAGGATGGTGCTGGCGCGGCCGCGGCGCTGGATCTGCGCGGCAATGCTTTTCTTCTTGGCGGCCTGCGCTGCCGCATCGTCAGCTACCGGCATGACCGTCGGCGCCTCGACGGGCGGTGGGGCTGCTTGCTGTTGTTGCTGCCCCTTGTTGCCCCCACCAAAGATCGATCCCACAAGGCCGGAGGCCACACCTGACAGCAAAGTCTTGCCGAAGGTGGTTGCCGCAAAGGCGGTCACCGGTTCGGCCATCGCCCAGTCGGTGTACAGAGCGAGGAAGGTGAGCAGGAACAGGTGCAGTCTACGCATGGGCGGGCCTCTTGCAGGTAAGTGAAACTATGCCGTTTTCCTCACTCTCGATTTCGAATCCAAGGCGCTGGCAAAACCGGATCCCGGCGCGATTATCCGCCATTACCCGCGTTTTTGCACTCCCCCACTCTTGCACCACCGGCAGCAGGATATTGCGCACCGCAGCCCTGGTACTGCCCTTGGGCTTGGCGCATGCTGCGATGTGCAGTTCGTTCATCAGGATCATCACCGCGGCGATCACCTGGCCGCCTTGCTCGATCGGCTCGAGGTGCCACCCGGTGGTGGCACGCTCCCAGTCCTCGAAGGGCACGCCATACTTGGCCACGTTGTGGTCATACAGCAATCGCAGCAGGGTGGCGCGGTCGGTCACTTCGGCCCGGTCAGCGGACTTCGGCGCCCGCTCATGATCACCTGTGGCTTGCGGCCGCCCAGCTTGCCAACGTTGTCTTCCTGCCAGATTCGTCCATCAGTCACGTAGGTGGGCCCTGCATACCAGGCCATCACCACGGCATCGGCATCGTCTGGCGATCGGCCCAGCTTCTTCTGCACGTCCTCCTTGGGTTCGGCCTTAATGCCGTTCGGTGTCACCGAGAAGGTCACGGCCACCAGCTGCGCCAGCACTGCGGGATCCGGTGGCAGCCTGATGGGACTGCCACCGGGCTGGCTCGGGTCCAGCGCTTCCCTGAACTGCCAGTAAGCCTGGGTGCGCACGTTGGTGAACTTGAGCAGGCCATCCTTGGTGCGGCGCACGCTGCCTTCGGCGCCCTTGAACGGCACCGCGGCGATCTGGTTCTCGTGCAGTTTCTCATAGGTGGGGCCGCCATACCCGCCCCCCATGTCAACCACCACCGTGCTGTTGTCCCGCCGGTGGCTCAGGATGTGCCCTGCTGCGCTGGCGCCCGGCCGCATCTTGTCGATCTTGGCAGCCTCGACGGTCACGATTGGCGCATACCACCCATCATGTCGGATGGCCATCTTCATGGGGTCAGTGCCGCCGCCGGTCACGTCCACACCGATCGCGCACTGCGGTATGCCGGCAGGCGGGCGGTCTTCCCAAGCATCCTGCGCGCTCCTGATCCACTCGGTCGGAATGATCTGGAAGGGCTGGTCCTTCAGCTGCGCATCGAACCTGCCCTCGGCATAGGCGGCGCGCAGTTCGGCAGGCAGGGCATTCAGCTGGGCCTGGTAGTCACCAGTGCGAGTGAGGTCCGGATTGTCGTTCAGTTTGGACCTGATGAAGGTGCGGGACTTGGCATACACCTCCTTGCCGTTGATCTCATGCGGGCCCTTGCCGTCGACCTCGATCTCCTGCCCATCCTCACCGGCTGTGTACCAGCGTAGCTCGCCATCCTTCGCCGGGTTCGGATGGGCAGGATCCAACCATGCTGCCCAGCGCTTGACCACCCACATGCCGGCCGGGCTGGTGGGTGGGTTGGTGGTGGCCACGATCCTGGTGCGCTGCCCCTCGTGCGTGCTGCGCGTCCAGGTGATGATGAAGGTGTACTGGCTTTCGGTGAAGTCGACCAGTTCGTCGAAGAACTTCAGGTCATGCGCGATGCCCTTCCTCTTTTGCTTGTCGGCCTCGAGTTGGCAGCCACCGATGTCGATGATGCGGCCATCCACCCGCCAGCCCTTCTGACTGTTCTTGCCGGCGGTGGTGCCCAGGATGGTCTCGTACCGGTCGAAGAGCTTCTCGGCTTCTTTGTTGGTCCTGCGCAGCACCAGGCTACGCTGGTGCGCCGTGAGGCTCAGGCCAATGCCAAGGTCTGACTTGCCGCCGCCGGCCTCGCCACCGAACAGGAGCTCGTCTGCCTCGCTGAAGTAGGCCTTGGTCTGGGGCCCGGGGTTGGGCACCCAGCGGAGGTGAGCGGTCGCCGCCTGCGCGTCCTTGATGACTTGCCGCTTCTTCTCCTCTGGCAGCGCATCGAGCGCTGCAAGGTATTCGTCAAGAGCGCTCATTGATCAACGGCATGTTCGGCGGCGGATCCATCGTTTTCAAGTACGGACTGCGCGCCCAGATATCCACATGGGTGGGTATCGCGTCCTTGCCTTCATGCCAGGTCTGGATCATGTATTCCAGATCGTCCAGCGCGCCACGCAGGAACAAGGCCTGGTTGCTGTGCTCGGCCGCTTGCGCCTGATGCTGCTGCATCCTGGTGGTCAATTCGCGCTTGCGAGCCGTCATCTTGATGGCAAAGTGGCTGGACTCCCAGATGCCGTACATGGGCATGGGGCGCAGCAGGTCGCTTTCAGGAGGAATCCGGACCTCGATGCCCAGGTTGATGCACATCTGGATGAAGTACTGGCACCCGGCGCGCTGGTACCCGTATTCCTCACTGGCTGCCATGTCGACGCCAAACAGGCCAATGGAGTCGAAGTCGCCCGGCGCCGCCGGCGTGGTGCGGGTATCGCGCTCGAGGATGATCTGGTCGATCGCCATGGCCATCATCCATGCGATGCTGCTGGTCATGAAGAAATTGCCAAACTTGCGGCAGAGTTCCTCGGTCGGGAACACGTCGCTGTTCGGGATCTCAGGCACCGCGGCGTACATCCAGACCTTCTTCTGCTGCGCCATCCAGGCCACATATTCCGGCGAGAACCAAGGCACCTGCTGGGCTGGCTTGCCGATCACCGGCGGCTCCCACCGGTGCAGTTCAAACCATTGGTCCACCCGCGGCGCGTTGGCGTACAGGCCTGGGCTGCAACCCCAGATCTGCCATGACGGGTCGCCGAACGGGGCAAGGCCCATGCTGCTCGGGGCCGAGCCCAGGATTGCTATCTTCATACGCTCCTCCTCAGAAGCGCGGCGCGAGGCCGCTTAGGTACTGGTGGTGAAGGTGTAGGCACCGACTGCCGACTTGACTGCCCACTGCGCGGTGGTCACGCCTACCAGGGTTACCGATCCCGCCGGGCCGATCAGGTTCAGCACACCGAACGTGGTGCCGACCGTGGCCGGGATGATCGATGCGCCGGCAGCGGTGGTCAGGAACTGAACCGAGCCGGTGCTGGTGCTGGCCAGCATGAAGGTGGCCTCGATGCCGGGGATGGGCGCTGCCAGGGTGTGCTGCGTGGGCCCTTGGCTCGATCCGGTCACCGCAATGCGGGTCACCCCGTGCGGGTAGGCACTGGTGGGCACCGTGGTGCTGATGGTCTGGATGCGGCGCTTCAAGCCCGCAGGGCCGACCAGCATGTTGTCATCATCCAGCGCGAGCCTGCTGCCGTGGATGGAAGTGCGGATCCGCTCGCGGTAGAGCGGTACGTTGAACAGGGTATCTGGCATGATGATTCCTTTCGAGGATCAAGATCCGGGCGGTTGCCCGTAGCACATGCGCGCATTCCTCATCCTCAACAGGCCGCCGGGCGCGGCGCCGGCGGCCTGGCCTTACTACTTTCTCCAGAATCGGATGCTGACACCGCCCGCGGTGGTGGGGAATGCCACCGATCCGCCGGTGCTGCCAGCCGGTATCTGGGTGCGGAATGGCACCGCATTGGAAATCAGGGTCTGGCCAGCCTGGCCGGTAAGCGATGGGGTGGTGGGCACGTTGGCGCCGGTCGAGGTCGGGTTGAACCACACATTTGCGTTCTGACTCACCACCGCGCAGTATTGCGGCGCGCTCGAGGCCACGGTGCTGGCTGCTGGGTAGTCGAAAGTCGCCACGCTGCCAGCGCTGGTGGGCAGCACCGTGTTGATGTAGTCAGGCCAGGCCGGGTATTCGTCCGGACTTACAAATCCGCCGATGGGTCTCATGCTTCTTCCTCCCAACCGATTTCGGTTATCTGGAGATCAATGGATCGGGTGTCTTCACCCTTGGTGTACTCGCTGGCGCTCTGCGCGGTGCGCGTTACCTTGCACTTGCACACCAGGATCATCTCGTCGCCCACCTTCGGCATAGTCTTGATGTCGAGCTTGTCCATCTCGTCACCGTCCATGTGGATGCACAGACCATACGGGTAGTCGGCCTCCATCGCTTCCATTGGGGCATGCGACAGCTTGTCGGCGCGCTTGTCCTCTTTGGACCGCTTCATCGAGACCATGGGCTGGTCAAGTGCCATGTGCTACTCCCGGCGGGTGAATGCGCGCGATAGTAGCACCGCCCACCGGGTTGGGCAACTAGGCCGCTTCCTTGGCCTTTGCTGCCCCCATTGCAAGGGCAAAGGCTATCCGGCGCGCGATCTCGAGGTTGTTGCTCTGCTCGCCTTCAAGCTCTGGCTTCTTGTAATCGCCAATCTGCATCTCCGGCCTGGGCGCCATTTCAAATGCAACGCCGGTCAGCCTGGGGTGTAGGTAACTGGCAGCTTTGATGGCCATCATATCGCGGCGCTCGTTGGGCTGGAGCGGATCCCGCATGATCCTGAGCATGTACTGCAGGGGGGTCTCGTCTGGCCGCTTGAGCTCGTGAACGATCTGGTCTATTACAGTCCCGGGCGGTGGCTTGGCGCGCTTTATTGTCGCCGCACCAATGGCCCCGGCACCCGGGCTTGCCCTTCGATCCGCATTCAGCCGTTCAGCACGCTTCTTTCCGGCCTCACTGGCCGGCTTCTTCGGCTTTATCTGCGCCGCACCAGCTTCCCCAACAATACGCTTGCGCCCAGCGCCAGGTCGAAAGCCACCTCTCGGCATTTGATTCCTTTGATTTAATCAAAGCGGGGAACGGCGTTTGATTCTAATCAAACATTCAATCAAACGGAAGCCACAACCCCAAGGTGAATGGCCGACTTGGCCTTCACAGGATGCGTCAGTTCCCTGCCAGCCACGCAGGTTTCAAACTCCCTGATTGACAGGGCTGTCTCCGGCCTTGCGGTCACTAGGTCCTGCTCGGTCACCACGTGGCCTGCTGGCAGGTCGGTTGCCCAGTACGCACCGCGGCGCAGTTCGGTGCTCTCCGACTCGCTGGGTCCATAGGCAATGCGTCCGCCGGCCACCGCGGCTGCCCTGACATTGGCCACAAACCGAGCGAAGGCTGGCGGCTCGAGGCTGAAGTTTGCATCCGGCCCGCCGTTCAGCCTGCTCAGGGTGAAGTGCTTCTCGATCATGGTGGCGCCCATGTGCGCTGCCACGCATGCCGCACCATCGGTCACTGTATGGTCGGACAATCCGAAGGCGGTCTTGAGGTACCAGGCGGGCTGGGTCATGGAACGCAGGTTGGCCTCTTCCGGCGGCGCTGGGTAGGCGCTGGTGCACTTGAGCAGGGTGACGTCCAGGTTGGCCCTGAAGCGTGCCGCCTCTACCGCATGGCGGATCTCTTCGCTGGTTGCCATGCCGGTGCTGATGATGATCGGCTTGCCAGTGCTGGCGATGTAGCGGATCAGCGGCAGGTCGGTGATCTCGAAGCTGGCCACCTTGTAGTGACTACAATCCAATATTTGCAGAAAGTCCACGGCACGCTTGTCGAAGGGCGTGGAGAAGGCCAGCATGCCGAGCTCGCGCGCGCGCTCAAACAGTGGCTTGTGCCACTCCCATGGGGTATGGGCCTCCTGGTACAGGCTGGCCAGCTGCTTGCCCTTCCAGGCCCCATGCTGGATGCGGTAGTTGCCGTCGATCGCCATGGTGCCCGGTGTCCAGGTCTGCAGCTTGATTGCGTCCGCTCCCGCTTTCTTGGCCGCCTCCACCGTGCGCAGGGCCATGTCGAGGTTGCCGACGGCTGCGTTGGCTGACAGCTCAGCCACGATCATCGGGAGCATGATGGGCTCCATGTGTCGACACCAAATGCGGCAGCATCGGTGTGCACCGCGGCAAGGCTGATGGCGCGCTCAGCAGTGCCTCCCATGGCCAGCACGCCAAGGGCAAACATTTGCCCGGCGCCGCCTGCTGCGATTTTGCCCATGACGGGGGTCAGGATGCCTCGTACGTGCGCTCGAAAAACCTGCCCGTCGTTTGTCACCCAGATGCCAATGCTATGGTCTGGGCTGGCGTCCTTGCACAGCAGCGGGAATGAAACACTATCGTCCCTCAACCACTGCGCAAAAGCATGATTGAATGCCCAGTCTCCTGTGCTGGCCCAGCCGCCAGGCGGGAATCCTTTGCGGCCGATCTCTCCGTCCTTGAACACGAACAGTTTGCAAACTTCCGTCTGCATGTTGCCTGACCAGCTGCCACGGTCGGCCGCCAGGGTATGCCCGTCCCATGCGATCGTGGTCATCAGCGGGCCGCCTGGTAAGCCGCAAGGGCTGCTTCATGGATCTCCCGCACCAGGGTCTCGCTGTCCGCTCCTGTGGCCAGCATGCCGCGGTGCTCGGCAATCAGCTGCGGGATGCTCTCGATCATGGCTTTGATGCCGGCGCGCTTGTCCTTCTGGCGCTGGTCATCCTCGTCGCTTTCGCTTTGCACAATGGCTGCGCTGCTGGTGGCGTCGACCATGCTGATGTACAAGCCGCGGTGGGTAGGTGTGAACCTGAGCACTGCCTGCTGCTCGTGGTAGTCCAGGCTCTTCCTGAACTTCTCCATCTCCTCGACCGGGATCTCGACCGTCATGTCGTTGAGCTTGTGGCGTAGCGCCCAGATCGCGGCGCACAAAGCCTTGCCGTGGGTCGATGCGGCTTCCAGCGCCAGCGGGTGGGGGGTCTTAGGGGTTGGGGCTTCCATGGTCTTCTCCTCGGGTTATGCGGTAGGTGACTTGGCAAATGGCGTGGTTCTCGAAGCTTTCCCACAGCCGGTGGCTGGGGTGGTTGCCCGGCGCGACGTTGGCCAGGTAGTAATCGCGCGGGTGGCGCTGCATCATCAGGTCGATCGCCTGGCGGGCGTAGCCTTTGCGCTGGCACCGCTCCAGGATGGCAATGCCAAGCTCGTTCTGGTGGGTGATGTAGATCGCGCCCACCCAACGGTGCCACTTGTTCGGGCCGGAATCCTCCACGTCGGTCATGATCAGGCACCACTCCCGGTACGGGTGCGCCATCACAAAGCTCACGTGCTTGTTGCGGTCGGGCTTGCCATCGTGGCTGATGTTGGCGTAGTCGGGGCGCTCGCACAGCAGCTGCCACAGGATCTCGATGGCCTCGCCCTGGCATTCCTTGACGTTGTACAGTTTCATTGTGGGGCCTCTATTGCGTACTTACGGAAGTCCGTGTCGCCGGTTTCCTTGTGCGCGAGGTTGCCTTCGTGGTTGGTATGGAACATGCCCATTGGCAGGAACACACGCGGGAACTGACCGTGCCACTTGCCGTACTGAGTCAGTCCGCCATCTGCATATTCAGTGGGCGCGCACGCACTGCACAGCTTCTTACCCTTGCGGTCCTCGATGCCGGTCCAGTCAAAGAAAGTGACGGCGTACCCATCACACCCTTGGCAGGCCAGCGCGGTGTTCTCGCAGCAGCCACAGCGTTCGCATTGAAATAGGCTCATATCCTGGTCTCGTATCCTCGTTTGTGCAGCCGCTCTGCAGCCTGCTTGGGCGTGAGCTCGGTGAACTGGAAGAGGGCGCCTACTGCCACCGCGCTGGCGCCTGCCTTGATCGCCTGCTCCATGTCGTCCACGTCCTTGCAGCCACCGTGGGCGATCACCGGGCCCTTGAATATGTCAGCCACCTTCTTGATGGTCGGGATGTCGTAGCCCTCCATGGTGCCCTCGCGGTCCATGCTGGTGAGCAGGATCTCGCCGGCGCCTATGTCGTTGGCCCGGCCTGCGAAGTGCGTTGCCACCGCTTCCTCTCCTTTCCGGTAGTCGATCGCCACCACGATCGCCTGGGATCCGTACCGCTCGACCATCTTGCTTACCCACCACGGGCTGTCTAGGAATGCCTGCCTGATGCTCACCTTGTCGGCTCCTGCCTCGAGCAAGCGCTTGATGTGCTCCGGGCTCTTGATGCCACCACCGACGGTCACCGGTGTGAAGGTGTCTGCGGTCAGGTCGTGGATCAGCTTGTAGTCGGGCTCGCGCTTTTGCAGGGTTGCCTTGACGTCCAGCATGATCAGTTCGTCCACGCCGCGGGTGGCGTGCACCCTGGCTTGCTGCAGGACATGGCCACAGTTGCGCCAGGGCATGAACTTCTCGCCTTTGAGCAGCTTGGGCCCCTCGTAGCAGAGGGTGGGGATGATACGCACGGCCAGGGTCATTTGAGAATGGGGCGTCCGTCGACCACTTCGCCATGGAACAGGTCCCAGTTGGTGAACTGGTCTATCCACTTCCATGCTTCGTCTGGGTTGATGCCGGCCTGGCGCAGCATCTCACCGAAGGGCACCTTGCAGTATCTCCATGGAAAGATGCCGTCCCAAGATTCTACCCACTCCAGCGCGGACTGGCGCGCGAACCCGTTCCGCACGTCGACGCTGATCTGCTGACAGCCGCGGCCAAAGCCGTACTTGCGGTACATCATGTGGTCGTGCAGCCCGGTCTGGACGTTGTCCAGGTTCTCGGCGTACCACCAGTTAGCTCTGGTTGGCACTCTATACTCGTTAAATTCCATCCCCATCTCGCCGGCCACCGTCCAATTTGCCCGGCTGTCCCACCACTCATAGGCGCCCAGGAAGTGGGCCTCAATACCAAGGCTCCCCACCTCCTCAGATATGCAGTAAGGCTCCATGTTGCGCCAGGTAATGCCGTCGTATCCAACCAGGTCTGCCGGCCGCAGGCCCAGCTGGCCACCGAACTCAGTTACCCAGCGGCGGGTCAGCTGCAGGGCCTGGTCCTTGCCGGGCGGGCCGCCGTACTCCTGCTGGGGGTTCTCGCCGTACATCATCAGGGTGTGGCCGGTCTGGGCCGCCACGTTGAATGGAAGCGTGAAGATCGCGACGTGCTCAGGCCAGCTGATGTCGCCCACCTTCTCGAGGCCGGCGCGGTTCAACTTCTTGCGCACTTCCTTGTTCGGCGTCACCTCAATCGTCTGGTGGGCGTAGCGCGCCAGGTTGTCGATGTTCTTGCGGCCGATCTCGGTCAGGTGGCAGGTGGTTGCCGTGACCACCGTTACCTCGGCGCCCAGGTCCAGCATGCGCTTTACCTGGTAGTGGCTGTCCTTGCCGCCCGAGCTTGGCACCAGCACCCGGCCATCATGCCTGTCCAGCAGGTCTTTGAGCGCTTGCTCTCGCCGGATCCACTCCTCTGGGGTGATCTGCTGGCGGGCTTTGAAGCTTATGCAAGCAGCACACTCGCCGTCGTAGAACGGGGTGTCGGGCCGGGTATCCGGCATTACACAAGTTTTGCAACGGATCATCCCTTCACCCCAATCGCGTCGAGTACTGCGTTCCATCCCTGATCGTCGCACCCGCGATCAAAGCGCATAGGCGTTCTCCTCTCCGGCACCTGCACCGCCACGCCTGACCAGTCGGTGGGGGCGGCGGATAGCATGGTCCGGTGAATAATTGAAACCTGCATGTAGCCCAATTTTTCCCCGTCTGGAAACGGTTTGTATGGGTAACTGTCGGACGCTTCGCGGATGGCATCAGAGGTTTGCGTAGGCAATTCAACCGGCACAATCCGCCCCACAACCTTGCCGGATGCGTCGAGGATTTCGCCCTTGTCGTTGCCTCGGAATAGGTGGGTGGCGGTCATGACGCGGTCCCTTGGTAGTACGGTCCGTTGTTCGGAAAGTAGAAACGCAGAACGTAGGGCGCGCCGTTTACCCATACGATCTTATAGCCCGCTGAATTGTCAATCGGTCCGCTACCCATCACCCACCTCCCTTCACCGCAATAACCGCCCGAGCCACCGCTTCTGCGAGGGTGTCTGAAATGTCGCACCTGCTGGAGGACCAGCGCGGTCCAAATTGATCCGTAGGTCCGCACCACCAGAAGAAGATTCGATGCTCACTACCAAGCCACTCGATCAGCGGCAGGCATACGGTCGGGTCGCGGTAGTCGAGTTCCTCCCACCGCTCTTGTCCGTAGCAATTTCGGTATACAGCGCAATACGTTGACGGCGCGACCCGCACACTTTCCGGGAAATAGCCCAACGCCAGCGCCAGTTGCTTAGACAGTTCGGCGTGGTTGATGTCAGTCATGGGCGGCACCTCCATTGAGCGCCTTGCAAATCAATTTCGCATCGTCCTCAGACCAGCAAATAGCAATCTTCCGCGTGCTTTGGAAAATGTCCCACCGCAGCCCTTGGCCTGACATGCGTTGATAGGTGTAGATCATGCGGCACCTCTGGCTTTGCGAAAATAGATCATCAGGCTTTCGTATTTGCTATCAGAAATTTCCGCCAACATGCAGGCAACAGACAATGCTTGTTCAAATTCCGCCACCGCCTCCGCAAGCGCGGCCCTTGCTTCGTCGCGCTCCTTGATGCGATAGCCGCATTCTTTGTTGGCGTCGTCGCGTTCTGCCTGCGCGGCGGCGAGGTCGGCAGCGAGTTGGGCGATGGCGGCCTCGCATTCCTTCCGCATCCCTTGCTCGATGCTTTCGTTTTGCTGCGCGGTTACAAGGTCGGCTTCCAGCGCGGCGATTTGCGGGTCTGGATGGGCGTAGAGTTTTGTGCCAATTGGCGCGCGGAATGAATGGTCTGCGCTCATCCATTGGAGTAATGGCATACCCGCGCGTCCAGACGAAACAATATGAGCCACCGCCTCGGCGGGTTGCATGGCTGCGGCAAACGCTTTCTCCGCGCACGGGCGGCAAGTGATGGCGCGCTTGTCGACGTTGTACATCATGGTCTTGCACGCCTGACATCCGCCCATGTAGTTGCCGGGAGCGTAGCCAAATGGCTTTAGGTGCAACCAATCAGGCGCCTCCGCCTGGGCGATCAGTTCTCGGGTCATTTCCGCACCCGCCACTTCATCATTACATTGCCAGGGGTGCGCTCGTAGCAGACAAGCTCGACCGCATCGCCGACTTCGGGGAGGGGACCATCGAAGAATCGGGCTAGGTCTTGCTCCATTTTGGCGTCGGAGCCAAACCCGGCCGAGAACAGGAGCGGAATAAAGCTGGCCTCGCAACCGACATTTTCAGGTCGCACAGTCTCCGGGCACTGCGGGTCCAATTCGTGGGTCATGCTGCTTTCTGCCTTAGCTTTTTCCATGCTTCCTCCTCGTCTACCAGGCCCAGCCGGATCTGGTCTTCCAGCGGCAACTCATCAGTCTTGGTTACCAGTTGCGGATCGCACCCGCGGCGCTTGCATCCCATCCTCATGTCCCTGGCTGTGCAGCTGTAGGCTGGGCGCTCGGGCTCCTGCAGGCCGTGCAGTAGCTCCTGGTTGCACTTGGTGCAGCGTAGCCAGTAGGTGGTGGGGTTGGTCATGCAGCGCCTTTAATCGTAAAAACCCGCGTTTTCCTGTCGGGTCAAAATTGCACCCTCATAGTCAAAGTCATCGCGCAGCGAGCGCGGAGCAGGGGCCGGGCGCATAGCGTTCCAAGCGGCGCCGTGCTTGGCGTGCCAATCAAGCGGATAGATCATTGTGCCGACAAGGCGCACGGCTGCAGGATTGGCGCGCGCACAAGCAAGCTCGGCGGCAGTCGGAGCAAACAGATAGCCGTTGTTCGTGCTAGCAAGCGATTGAAGCAATTGAGCAAGGGTCATGGTGTTTCCCGGGTTGGTTACTACGGCCCCGAATCATTGCAAATAATTTCTTGCATAGCAACCAGTGAAAACCCTAACCTGTATGGAATCCCAGGGGTTTAGATCTTGCCCGTTGCCTTGCTCATCAGGAACCAGCTGATATCGTCCTGCGGGTAGAAATCCCGGTGGTAGTGGAAGCCGTAGTCGATCAGCTTCAGGTCCGGGTACCTGTCCATCATCTCGCCGGCGAAGTCGGCTTTCCAAAGCTTGCCGGTCTGGCCGCGGTACAGGATCTCCGTGCGCTGGGGCGCGTAGTACTCGCCGATCATGATCAGGTGGTTGCTCAGGTGGTACAGGTTGTCGTAGACCTGCGGCAGCTGTTCCGGGGGAATGTGGATCAGCAGGCCTTTGGTGTAGGTCAGGTCGGCGTTGCCCAGGTGCAGACCCATGGTGGGGCTGTCGGCGCTCAGCTTCAGCGGCCTGCCGTACTCAGCCGCCTTTTGCAGCGCGCTGTCATTGACGTCGACGCCGGTGATGCGCATCAGGGGGTGCAGCTGCAGCAGGGCCTTCATGTTCCTGCCGTCACCACAGCCGAGCTCGATCGCGCTGGCCGGGTCGTAGTTGTTCAGGGCCCGGGCGAAGTAGTTGACGTTGGCCTTGTCGGTCACCGTCTGGCGCTGGTGGTACTCGTCACCGTCTTTGCCGGCCCAGAATTCGATGGTGTTCACGTGGTCAGTTCCTTGTATTTGCGGAGGGCTTCCTGCCAGTCCTCCTCGGTGTTGATGTCGCATACCCTGCTCTCCGGCAGGACCACCATCCTGGTGTTGGGGCCGATCAGCGGGGTCTGCTTGTACCACTCTTCAGCCCTGCCCCAGTAGAAGCAGCCGGCATCCCGTAGCGGCTCGGCGCCCACGCTCATGGCCCACACCGGGCCGGCGCGCTCGAGCAGCTTGACGCCCGCTCTCAGGTCATCCGGGTACAGCAGTGGGGTGGTGGGGTACAGGCAGCACACCATGTTACGGGCCGGCACCTTGAAGTCCAGCAGCACCTTGCGGGCCACCTCCTGGGTGCCTACCTGGTCTTGCGCCTCATACTCGCCGCGCAGGTGGATGCGGCAGCCGCGGTGCGCCGCCAGATTGCGGATCCCGTCATCGTCGGTGGATACAATGATTTCCTTGAACAGGCCGGATTCCTTGGCGGTGTCGATCGCCCGGCAGATGATGGGCTTGCCTTCGAACAGCCGCTTGTTCTTGCCGGGTATCCGCCGGCTGCCGCCGCGCGCGGGAATGATGCAGTAGCGCTTGCTCATTTTCCGGTCAGCCTTAGCTTCATGTTGCGAATCCACTCGTTCAGCCACCCGTCGCGCATTTTGAGCACCACCGTCAGCAGGTCGCTATGCTGCTTGTTGACGGTCTTCAGGCAGTCCGGACAGATCATCTTGATGTCGGGCGCCTGGTACCGCTCAAGCAGCGCCTCCAGGTCGGTGGTCGCTTTCCCGCAGATGTCGCAGGCCATCAGGTCACCTCGGCCAGCACAATGTCGATAAGCTCGGTCACGATGTACTCGTTGCTGCGGCCGCGCTCGAGTAGCTGGGGGGCCACCAGCTTGCAGCGGTTGATCAGCTTCTCCCGCTTCTTGGCCAGGATCTCATCCTTAAGGGTGTGCACCAGCGGGCTGGGCTTGCCGTACTTGGCGTGGTAGGCCTCCTTGGCAATCGCCTCGGCCACGTCGACCGCATTGTCGGGGTCCAGACTCACCCACATTTCCTGGCCGTCATCGCGCCGGATCGTCATCTTTACCCATTGCGGCTTGGCTGGATCCCGGCCGATGGCCAGCAGTGCGTCTTGTTGTCCGCTCATTTGAAGGCCCTCAGTTGGCTGCAGTCAGGGTAGGCGCTGTTCGGCAGGGGTTCGTTGTCCTTGGGCAGGTGCATCATGCGCACCAGGCCGGCGGCAGCCACCTCCGGGCTCATGTAGGCGTGCCAGCCGATCATGTCGATGTCATCCTGGTCGGCCGGTACCCCTTCGGTCCTGCCGTCAAACCGCGCCTTGCGCAGCCACTTGTCCGCGGTCGGGCTGTCATGGAGGATGGCACCACCCTGCTGAATGCCAAGCGTTTTGGTCCAGTGGAAGGACAGGCACTGCATGGTGCCGGTGCGGTACATGCCGCTGGTGAGTAGCCTGGCGCTGTCCCAGACGGGCAGCGGGTCCAGCCGGTATTCGCCCACCCATGGCTTGTCGGTGAAGGCGATCTCCGCGCCGGCATGGTGGATGGCCATGGGCACGCCCACGTACGTGCGCTTGGGGCAGTTCACTACGTGGAGCTCGGTCGGGTTTTTTTGCACATGGTAGGCCACCGCCAGCAAGATCGCCATGGTGCAGCTGTTGGTGGTCACCGCAAACCGGGCGCCGGTGTAGTCGCACAGCGCCTGCTCAAAGTCGCGCACCACCTGGAATCCGTTTGTCACTTGACCCTCCTCAGAGCCTCAATCAGTTCCTGCACCGTCATCCGCCTGGCGTGCGCACTGCTCATGGCCCCCTGGCGCTCCTCGGTAAAACCGTCTGGGGATTTTGCCCCTTTCACCCACATGCCCGCAATTCGGGTAAACCCTCGAGCCTCGTGCTCGCTGATCATTTCCTCATGCTCCTTCTCACCCAGGCCCAATCCGGTGATCTCGTAGTCCAGCGCGCGCGGGCACATGGCTTCGATCAGGTCGCGCAGGTGGTAGGCCGGCAGGCTGGGTACCAGCAGACACCCGGCGTAGCGGTAATGCAGCGCAGCAATGACCAGGTCGCAGGCCTCTTCTACGGTCATCCAGAAGCGGGAGGCGCTCGGGCTGGTCAGGCGCAGCTTGCGGCCGTGGGCGATGGCTTCGCGCCAGATGGGGATGACGCTGCCGGTGGATCCAGCCACGTTGCCGTACCGGGTCACCGCGATCGTCGGGCCCTTGGCGCTCTCCTGGCCTGCAGCCAGCGCCAGCTTCTCAGCCATCAGCTTGCTGGCGCCGTAGGCGTTGAGCGGGGCGCATGCCTTGTCGCTGCTCAGGACCACCATGCGGGTTACGCCGGCTGCTCGAGCTGCCTCGATCGCGTTCATGGTGCCCAGCACGTTGGTCTTAATCATCTCGCTGGGGTCGCGCTCGCCTACCTCTACCCGCTTCAGGGCGGCAGTGTGGATTACCGCATCGCACCCTTCCATGGCGCGCTCGAGGCGGTCTCGGTCCCTCACATCGCCTACCAGGTAGCGCATGCGATCATCGTGAATCTCGCTGGCCATCCTGGCTTGGGCTGCCTCGCCACGGCTGTAGATACGAATGCCGGTGGTCTCGGGTAGCTGCAGCAGGTGGCGTGTGAGGGCTTGAGAAAGATATCCCGTTCCTCCGGTCAATAACACTTTCATGGCGCTCTCCTCGTTCCTAGAATTCTTCCTTTTTCGCCGCGCAGGACAATGCGTTGGCCGGTCGACAATTCCATTCTCATTTGAGCGCTCATGGCGCGCTTCGCGGCCGGATTGGTGGCCCAGTGCTTGCCCATGCCCCACAGGGTGCGGTCGTTGGCCAACCTGTTTTTGCCTTTTTTGGTCCAGTCCTGCATGTTGTCTTTGGCGGTTCCCCAGAAAATGTGGGCGGGGTTGACGCACAGTTTGTTGTCGCAGGTATGGCATGCGTGCAGTGCACCTGGTCGCGGCTTTCCTGAAAGCTCGCAGGCCACTCGGCTGGCAGGTTGGCGCTTGCCTTTGTACCAAACGCGCGCATAACCATTGCCATCGGTGCCGCTTTTCCATGTCCAGCACCCGTCGCCTTTCTCCACCAAAGACCAGAAATAAGGCTCAAACGGTGACCATCTAGGCATCTCTGTTTCCCTTCATGGTTTCACGCTCTCCACTACCCGCTGGGTCAGCTCGAGGAGGAATTCCTCGGTGCCGTAGCGGCGTTCGAATTCTGCCTTGTCAGGATGGCGTCCAACTTGGCCATAGCCCTTTGGGCAATTTCTGTGATGTCCTGGTGAGCACAGACCAAAACCAAAAAGGTGCCCGATTCGTCGGCTGCCAGATAGCATGTGGTGGTACTCGCATGGGACGTACCCTCGCCCTTGCATGCGGCAAACGGTACACCCAAGCCGTAGGCAGGCGTCAATCCACCGCTGCTCCTCTTTGGTTCTTGGTTTGCCATGGATCATCCCTTTCGGCCCATCATCAGGATCAGCCAGCCCATGGCGGTGTCGTGCCGCACCATGTCGCCGCTGAACTCAAGCACCGTCCACCCTGCCAACTGCGCCAGGATGCGCTTCTCCATGTCGGCATGGAATTTGGATTTGATGCGGTGCGCCATTCCCTGGATCTCGACCCCCAGCTTCTTGTCGGGCCACGCGAAGTCCAGCCGGAAGTCGCGCCCGGTGATGTGGTAGTACTCGCGCTCGGGCTCTGGCAGGCCAGCGGCGCGGATCTGCTGGGCGAAGCGGCGCTCAATCTCGCTTTCGTTTCTGGGTGTCGCGGCCGCCAGTGCGAGCCGGTCATCCTGCGTGCTTGCAGGAGGGGGTTCGCTGGATGACTTGGCTGCAGGGAGAATAGTTGCAGGGGCTCTGCGTACCGGCGCCGCGACACTCTTGCCGGAGATCGGCCGCGCCTCGCGCACGCCGGTCGCCTTCTTGAAGTTTTCGAAGTCCTCCACGGATTTGAAGCGGAGCATCGCGCTCATTTCTTCCCTCTCCTCTGGCACAGCTTGCAGGTGCGCTTGTACCACACGTAGCCCTTGCCCTGGTTCTTCTCAAAGCAGAACAGCGGGTAGGTAATGTGGCATACCTTGCACTCGCGCTCGGCTACTGGCGCCGCATTGGCGCGCGGCGGCTCTACCTCCCAGTGAGTTACCTTGCGGCCAGGTAGGCTGGCCATGCTCTCGGGTACCCTGGTGTCGAACATCACGCGAGCTCCGGGAACAAGCGCGCGATCTTGGCCATGTCCTTCTTCGGCAGGCGCTGCTGCAGCATGGCCTTGGCATCCATCAGGCGCTGGTCGCGCAGTGCGGCTTCGTGGTCCTCGTTGATGCGGATGGGGCATGGCTGGACCTTGCGGTCTTTCAGCCATGGGTCGTCGCCGCAGTAGTTGATGCAGTCGCATTTTTCCATGTCAGTCTCCCTTTGCTGGTTTGGCATCCCAGTTGAACTTGTTCCGGAAATACTCCTGCTCGTCCTTGGTCCCGTAGCGCATGGCGAAGTCGTAGCTGGCCTTGTCGTACTTGTCCGGGAGGGGCTTTGGCGCCGGCCTGGCTGGATCCGGCTCGAGCGGCTTGGCGCTGTCGACGTAGCGGTCGAGCGACTTGGCCAGGCTGATCATGGCCACCGTCTGTTTCTTGATCACGTCGGCATCGAAATTCAAAGGCAAAGGCACTGCCACTTCCGACTTCAAGGGCTGTTTTTTTATTTCCTCTAAAAGCTGTCCGATCGCGTGAGCCACCTTGGTCATCACCACGTTCATCTTCAGCAGAATGTCCCGCGTGTCCTGATCCATCAGCCCCTCCCGTTTCGGGTTTCATCGCCCAAAGGCCCCCCTACCCAAACAGGCAGGTGACCCGGGTATCGCCCCCTTGCGGGTTCGTCGATGCTTGTGGATAACTCACAAGCCCCTGGGCTTCGACGTTCGGCCAGCCCGCGGAGTCTTTCGGATTTGCACCGGGCGCCCTGACTGCAGGCCCTTACCGCTACCCTGTTCTGACCGGCCGCCGGGGTTTGCGCGCGCATAACGCTGGTCTGACGGGCTGGTGCAACCCGAATGAAAAAGCCCGATGGAAGGGCAGTCGCATAGGGGTTGGCACCCAGGCAGTCGAGGCGGCATCCACCACCTCGGCACCTACTTCTATGCAACCGCCCATCGATCGGGCCTGGTTGGGATGTGTTGCCGGCTGCCAAACCGGAACTGCCGCGAACTGTATGTGGGCTAGCGCGCATTGTCAACCCCCAGCGTTTCCAAGGCTAGCGGCGTGAGCACCATGCACCTGGCCACCCGCTTGCCTTCCGGCAGTACAAGGAAACCATTACGGGCCAGCAGCTTCACGTACACCTGCGCTGCGTTTGGGCTGGTCCACTCGAAGTGCTCGGTGATCTCGGCCCGGATGGGCGCCAGACCATCCTTGATGCAGTCGGCTATGTACTGCAGCACTGCCCTTTGCCCCTTGGTCAGGGTGCCGTGTGGGGTCTTGCGGTTTTTCTGGCCTTTCATGCTTTTTCCTGGAATAGTGGCCCTTGTGCTTGTGCGATACGAGCTTTGATGATCGGGATGTACTCGGCTTCACGCTCGATCAGGATGCAATCGCGGCCTTCGAGTACTGCGGCCTTGCCGGTCGATCCGGATCCGCCAAAGCAATCGAGCACCAAACCCCCCTTCGGCGTCACCATGCGCACCAGCCAGCGCATCAGGTCGGTCGGCTTGACAGTCGGGTGATGGTTCGCGCTGGTGCGGTCCGTGCCTTCGGCTTGAAACGTGCCGGGCGATTCCGTGCCGCTCGACCAGTTCAGGGGCTTGGCCTGTAGGTGCTCGCAGCCCTCATTGCGGTCGGTGCGGCCTGCCTTGGCGCAGTAGAAGAAACGCGCCGCGCTGCCTGCATCGCCATAGCCAGTGACCGGAATGCCGCCGGCAAAGGTGCCGTAGACGTTCAGTTTGCCGCCAGCCTTCACGCCTGCTGGCTGACCGCTCTCCACGTTCGGGAACAGCGCCACTACCTCAGGGCTGCCGTCATGCGCCACGTTCGCCGGCCAGCGGCCTTTCGGATCGCCGCCGCGCGGGCCGGGTGTGGCCGCAAAGTTGGTGGCGCCGGCATTGGTGTATCGGCGATCTGCGCTCGGCTCACCCTTGCGGCCTTCGCCTTTGTGAATCACATCCCATGTGCCACCAGCACCGGCCCGCAAAATGTCGTCAGTTTCGATGCGGCATCCATCAATGTCCAGCATGCCAACACCGTGCGCACGCATGTTCTCAGCCACATTGCCGGCCAGCGGTTTACGCGCGAGGATGATGGGCTCCCATGCCGGCTTGAGCGCAGTGCCCATGCCTGGAAATTCCTCGGGGTAGTTCTTGGACTTCGGGAAGCCGGACCCGTAGACCCACATCAACACGTCGCGCAGCTCGAAGCCTGCATCCTCTATCGCGCACATGACGCGGTGATGGGTGCGGGTACCGCCGAAAGCGATCAGGTGGCCGCCGGGCTTGAGTACATCGAGCGCCAGCGCCCAGGTCGCCGGATCGTTGGCAACGCCGCTGGCGTCCCATTTCTTGCCCATGAAGCCAAGTTCGTAGGGTGGATCAGTGACGATGGCGTCGACCAGCACGCCCTCGGCAATCAGTTCTGGAATGCGGTCTTGTAGTGAGCCGCACATGATGCGGACGGTCATGCCGTCTCCGGCGTCGGTGTCAGCCCCTCTGCCAGTGCTTCGGCATGCAGCTGTTGAGCTCGTTGCAGGTGGTTCAGGCCGCACTTGTCTGCGCACTGCTTCCAGGTCTTTCCTGCAGCACGCATGTCGACTATGGTCTGCATGCGCTGCTGCTTGAGCTTCAGCGCTTCCCTGCGTTGTTCGATCGTTCTGGGTGGTCGGTCCATAGGTTTCTCCTTGTTGGTAGGAGTGACTGTAAACCTTTTTGAAGGTGACTGCAAATTATTTCTTGCACTTTCCAAAAGACTGTATTAATCTCTGTTCCGTGGCGCTCAATCCCTGAGCGATGAACCTGGAGATCCAAATGGCCACCGCGTAT